TTAACTTACTGATTTTAATAAGCCTCTGGTGTCACTTTGGTGACTATGGGGCATCATTGGGACATAATCTGTCAGCTTCTGATTCAGCATTGCGATCTGTTCTGCATTGCTGTCAGTCATCCATGCTCCGTATACATTGAATACCATCTGGGCACTTGCATGGCCCATCTGGCTGGCAATGAAGCTTGGGTTTGCTCCGGCAGATAATGACCAGCACGCATAAGTGTGTCGTGACTGGTATGCCTTTCGATGCCTGATCCCTGCACGCTTAATGGCTGTTTCCCATGAGTCACCTACAGAATCGACTTTGTAGACAAAACCTACCTGTTCGCTTTTTCTAACCACTTGAGGGTTAAACACGAAAGTACATTCATGGTTCACTGAACGTCCATATTCACGTAGTTGCACCTTGATGTTGTACTGCTTACCCAGTCTTGTCATTTCAGCCTGATTTTTCAGGACACTGATAGCGGGCTGGATAAGGTGCACAACCCTGTTTGTGCTTGCTTCAGTTTTCGGTAGAGTGAACTCACCAAGTTTCGTATAATTGCGCCTGATGGTAATTGTTCCTGCCTTCAGATCGATATCTTCCCAGGCCAGGGAGACCAGTTCACCGTGACGCATTCCTGTGTACACAGCCAATGACCACAGGTTTTTCGTCTGCTGATGTCGGCAAGCATCTATCAGGCGAATAAATTCGTCACGAGTTAGCGGATCTGGCTCTGCCCTGGCTCTTTTAAGAGGCTTAATTCCCTGGAAGGGATTTGCTTCTAAGTAACCGTGATCTGCAGCAAACTGAAACATTCCAGCGATTGTCGTCATGTAATAATTTACAGTAACGACGCTCCGTCCTTTTGCTGCTGCTTTGTTTTTCGTTGAATTCTGATACCCGGTAAGCAAATCTTTCCTGATATACAGCAATTCCTCTTTGGTTACCGATGATACCAGTCTACTGCCTCCAATTTTCGGAACCATCGTTCTTGCAACGGATTCATAGCGATTGAATGCATTTGCAGAGATTTCCATTCGTTTCAGATCCAGCCACTTTTCTTCAAGTTCCTTCACCGTAATTTCTTTTTTACTTACCCCAAAAGCCTGAAGGTTGGGGGAGTCAGGGAACTGTGCAGCATAATCAAAGCTTCCTGTGCGGATGGCAAAACATACTGATGTCCGCAGTTCCCCGGCGATCTTCCTGTTCTTGGCAGTGTCAGGGACACCAAGATTTTCCCTGACACGTTTACCTTTAAAATTAAACCAGATGCGTAATGTGCCGCCGTGGTTTTCGACGCCTGTTGGATATTTGACTTTATCCATCGATACCTCCAGACGCCCAAGAGCGATACGAGCTTACATATTTCATGATATTAAATCACCTGGGTTGTTTGTTTTTCATTGAGGCGACCCAGGCATCTATTGCTTTTCTGTTATACATACATTCACTGGAAGGCTTTGGATTACCGTCTGGTGATACGTGAATATACTCTCTTCCAACCATCCAGCATTCTTTCCGGGCCCGAAGAATTGTGCCTGGTTTGAGCCCGGTAATTGCGATAAGAACGCTTTCACAAACCCATTCATTGGGAGCCAGTTGAATCACATTGCCCATGTATTACCTCACACAACACTCAGCCCACGGCAGTGGCACCACACTTCAAACATTCGCTTCACAACTTCACGACAGTGGAAGCCGTCAACATCTCGCGTCAGGTCATAGCGATTGCCGTAACGCTGGTGGACCCATCGTTCAAATGCTTTATTCATTCTTTACTTCCTTTTTATGGCTCGTAATTTTTTCAGGTGCTTTTCCTGCTCAGTGTCCGCGAGAATTTTGCGGTACTCCTGGTGGTCAATATGTTCGAACAGGCAGTTTAACTCACCAATGCGTACCCGCCCGGATCGTCCGTCCATCCGTCGAAAGAACACTGAGTGCTCAGTGATGCGAGTAATCACCACGGGGTATCCGGCTCTGTCCGTGTATATCTGACCGCGTTGAATCAAAGCGAACATGTGGTTATCCCCATCGACAAATCGAGAACACAACAAACGCTGCTGCGAATACCACCCCCAGAGTTACGATTGCATCAGGCCAGCTCATTGATTCACCTCCTGCCTGTCGTCCGGCATTCGCTCACTACAGCTTATCCAACCATCCGGAGTTACCGGAGAGTTGCCCGATAGTGCATTCTGCTCCAGTGATGCTTTTACAAACCACGCTGCCTGAACTATAACGCCATGAATCCAGCGCAAATCAGCATCGCGATCTTTCTTTTTCATCTTTTCGCCACTTAAGGCCTTGCTTATGTGGCTGCGTACCAGGTCTTCATGTAATTCCTTCGCCTCCTCAATGGTGAAACCACCAGGCAGAAGAGCCGGAGTTACCGGAGAGCTGGTTGACGCTTCCGGGATTTTCCGAAAATTATTGGTTGACGAATCTTTATTTTCCCGAAAGTTTCCGGACTGAAGCATGGCTTCGCGGCAATCGTTCCAGCCTGTAGCGTATGCAGCCGCTTTGCTGCTGCCTTCAACTGGCGCATCCTGCCAATACATTTCTTCCGGCACTATCGGCGCTGGAGGGGCGGCAAATAGATATCCGCCAAAGTCAGGAAGCTCTCTAATGGCCTGTACGAATTTTTGTTTGCCTGCGTCAACTCCTAATGGGTAATGAGCTATAATCTTTGCCACCGGCTCTGCTGCCAGTGATGCCAGCGCAATCCGTGCCAGCTCTTCCGCTTCTTCTGCTGGAAGCACAACGTTGCTACCCGGTCCGTATGTTTCGCGCCACTGCTTGATTGTCAGCAGTCGCCCTTTGGTAATAGTGATCATGCCGCGTTTCCTTCTTTCTTATTAACAATCACACCGTCATATATTTCATTAAGGTGCCCTCTCAACTCCATGCGCCTTAATGCAGATAACATGTAATCGCATTCAACCTGCTTATTCCCAGTAAATGGCTTATCGTCAGGATTACCCCAACAGCAATTACCCCTGGGCCATCCATGTACTTTCCGTACTCTTCCGTTAACAACGTGAAGTAATCCCCAGCCGGGAGGTAAATCCTCAACTGAAATAATTTCCGGCTCACTAATAAAGAATCGCCAGTCGCCCATGCCAAGTGAGGGATTTTTACGGAAACGCTTTTTTCTATCTGCCAACAAGTCAGCACGAGAACACTTCGCCTCTATCAGGCATGATGCTGAATTTCTGAATCCCATAGCATCTGGCTGTTCTCCGGTACTGGTTACAGCAACAAAGCGGTCATGAAAGCAAACCTTGAACCCGTTGCGCTTAAGGAACTTGTACGCAATCTGACAGAGTTCGTGGTGTGTTAACGCCATATCACTCTCCTTTGATGCGAATGCCTGTTGCAATGCTGTTTATGATGCTGTCAGTGCATGGGGTAGAAAGCTGGGCATCTCCAGCAATTTTCATGACCTCAACATCTGCATATCGAATACCGAGGTGTATCAGACCGGCTATGCCTGACTTAAGCCGAGCATTTTCCATAAATAGAACTTTTGCCCGCTGTTTTTCTGCTTCAAGCTCAACGCGCAGCTTCCCTACCGTTAGCGCAATATCCTCGTTCTCCTGATCGCGGCTTTTGATGTATTGCAGGTTTCTTTCCCGTTCATCCAGCAGTGCCAGCACGGTTTCTGGTCCGGTCAGAAATTTGAAGGCGTTGAGCGCATCAATATCCACACCGTAATCTTTAAGTTCCTGTTCACTTAACAAGTCATCATCAGCTGGCAACATTAACAGGCGTTCCATTGCTGGAATTGCACGTTCCGCCACCTCACGCAGTGCCTGGTAATTAATTTCGCTCACTGGTTGCCTCCTTTGCGAAGCTGGGCAGCAAAGTCAACTAACCACTCAGTCATTTCAACCTTCCCTACCAGGTCTGAACCAGGGTACATACAGCAATCACTCTGCGCCGCTTTGAAATCCTTATACTCATATTCTTGGGCCACCAGATTTTTTGCAGCTTCTATAGCAGCATCCACCCCCTGCGCCCGGACTTCAGCCAGGAAAGCATCAGTGGTTGGCGTTTCAGGTATCTGTCTCCTCATCCGTTCTATTGCATGATTGAACCCGAAGTCTTCCGCGAGAGATACGTCATCCATATTGTCATTGTCATCTTCAATATCCCGTGATTCTGGAATTGCAGACTTTATTCCCGCATTCTCCGCTGCCAGCGCCGCGCACTTGGCCTCAAGAGCGGCAACCACTTCCTGATGGTCTTTGTACTTAACGTATGAGCCGGAGATGTCATCACCTTCGGTGTTTAGCCATGCGTCATTGCAATTCACTGCGTAGGTTCTGATGCTCATGTTGATGCTCTCCCGCCCCTGACAGACGCCAGGCCAGTCAATAAAGTATCCGCAATGCCTACCCTCAGACGTGCGCGCAGGATAAATGCCGTTATGACCCGGCAAAATATATGCTACCCATTCATCTTGCGTTGCCTGTTCCGCCGCCTCGCGCAGTTCTTGATAGTCAATCTTGCTCACTGGTTGCCTCCTTTGCGAAGCTCAGCGGCGAAGGCTACTGCGTGATCATGATGTTCAAGCGTGTATGCACACTCCGCAAACATCTCCACGCCCTGCGCCCGTACTTCAGCCAGGAAAGCATCGGTGGCTGGAATGGGCTTTTGTGGTGATATAGCAATGCGAATTGTCTCAAGGTCTGGATCTGTTTCCGCTGCTGGCACCTTGATATAACCCATCTGCACCCCATTCATGATGAACCTGCGACGGTCATCACATATCGCCTTTAGCCCCGCATTCTCCGCTGCCAGCGCCGTGAAATTACCCTCCAGCTCTGCAATGCGCTGTTTTGCGGCATCAAGTTCAATCGATAATTTTTCCAACTGCTCTTTATGCTTCTTGTATTCCTGATATGCGTGCCAGGACTGACCTTTGCGCACACTATCAGTAATATCAGTAATCTGTTCTGGTGTTAGAGTGGTCAGTGGCTGTGCTGGGAAAATCAGCACTTTCCCGGAATCCCAATCAAAACCAGCGTGAATTGACTGAACTTCAACTGAGGGTGTTGAACCAATGCTGCCAGGCGAATGAACAACGATCGTTACATCCATATCGCGACGATGGCTGTGGTTGTTGGACAAAATACGATTCACCAACTCAGAAAATTTGGAAAATTTCATGCTGATTCCCCTTTCTCTGCTCTCTCCTGTCGGAACATCACTATCACTGGTTGAACATAACACTTAGGGGATTGCTGTATCCAAACGGCAGATTGTTTACGCAGTACAGAATCATTTTGTTTTTTTCTCCAGTTCGTACTATTAACCCATTCCACAATAACCGTGATAATTCATTACTGATAGAAGTTGCGCTTCTTCCAAGTGCGAGGGATATATCTTCTCTACTGCAATCTGGATTTTCCTGGATATGCTCGATAACGGTCATGTGGTCCCTTTTACTTAATATCTGTTTCGGATTGCATGCCATGAGTATTCATTTCGTTAATAATTTCATCCAGAAGGATTTCAAGCCCTTCTCGACCCATATCTGAAAGAATGAAACCTTTATCAGGGGAAGTAGTGAGCATTTTCTGATAAAGAAACAGCGCTCTTCCCATTCCTTCAGCTTCGCCGTATTTTTGAATTAAATTCCATTCAATATACTGTTGTAAGGCAAATCGAATGGGGCCGGGATATATCGTCATAAACCCATACATCCCGTTATATACCACGGCGTGTTCAGTTGTTCCGTGTTCATTCAAGATATCAATTGTGCCGTTCTTGTCTTCTTCTTCGTTGATGAATGTCGTCACATACAACCATCGCCACTGAGCAACCTTCATCTCAACCGGAAGTTTACCCAGTAATCCTGCTTCGTCGGCTTGCGCCAGACACTGAAGGATACGTAAACCTCGCACATTAGGAGTATCGAATTCTCCGGCATCCAGACGACGTATGGCGTCGTGATAATCAATCGTCATACTGCCAGTTCGTATACCATTGGCTGTTGCTTCAGCCTGGAATTCATCGTATTGCATGATATTTATTCCTCATCTTCATCTTCATCTTCATCTTCATCTTCATCTTCATCTGCTGGTGCAATAACGTCATATCCTGCCCTTTCTGCAATAAACAGGAATGTTGAAAGAGTTCCTACAAGTTCATCGTCATGAACATGGCGAATGAATATTACTTTCCCGTTTTTGATGGTCAGCAATACTCTGGTTTGTTCGTGTTCTGCTGTTTTCTGATGCATTATTATCTCCCGTATGCTTTACGCAGAAATAAGCAGGCAATATGCATGTAATTTTCACCGTATTGTGCAATAAGGCAGGCGGTCTTGTGTGATGCCATATTCTTTATAAAAGTCACAATAAAGCCTCCTGTGGATTAAGGTTGTAACAATCCCCGGCGATAAAACCGCAATAAACGTTCAGGGCATATTTGTTGTTATTGCGCTAATTCTTTTTCGGCAGCAGCTTTTGTATACTCACATGCAAAACTCAGAATTTCGCTGCCGAGTGTTTTCGTTTCGTGATTACTGGACATATGTAATACCTGTGTTGCATGCAATAAATGATAAACATTTACCGCAAATGAATCAGGCTCCAGACAAATGCCTTCGTAATTATCTTGCTGTGAGGTTGTTTCTGTCATTGCTCCTGAAGTGCATGCGAGCCTGTTTTTGACAATTCTCTTTTCTCTAATCACTATATCGGCAACATCTATTGCCTTTACAACCTCCGGGAGAAGTTCCGGGTTTGTATAATCAAAGTCATCAACATGGAGAACAGTTATGTTTTCGAACTTTTTCATGGCTTCCTCAGCTGACTTATATGTCCTGCTATATAGCGAGTCTCAGAAGTGTTTTCATATTGAGACTGTTTCCGCAATGATTGATAATCAGTTACCGGATGCTTATCCGTGTCCGGCGCACGACCACACGTAGCCGCGTGTTGGTCCCCATTTTCAATTCAGCTCTCAATGGAGGATAAATGATTAACGCAGAGCAACTCGAAAAAGAGATTTCAGAACTCAAAAAAGAATTAATTTGGCACAAAGTTGCTATCTCCGCATTAATTCGTCAGGTAGTTTCACCTGAAGATAAAGTAAAGTTTATGAAGCAGTTCTCATCTTCATCAAAGGAGTTTTTCACTGACGAGGTTCATCCAGAGGCTGGATTTTGGATCCGTCAATTATTTTCGCAAGATAAGCGTAAATAGCGTCATCAATACTCGCGTCGCTCTTGAATTTAAGAGCGATGCTCTTTATATCCTCTGAAATTATTACCAGATCACCATATGTTATATTTTTATTATTGCGCGCAGTGCTTTTTTGTATGAAATCAAGCAATTCACCAATGAGACAAATATGGTAAGCATCACAGTTTTTCATGCGCAAGTATCCCCACCTGTTGGTTTACCAGTTAACAGCCACATCGGATCGCAGCCAAGAATATTTGCCAGTGGGATAAGCATACTGATAGTTGGTTCATACTCTCCGCTCTCCCACTGGATGATAATTTCTTCATCGAGATCGAGCAGCCTGGCGAGTTCGGCGGTTGTTAAGCCGCAGGCTTCGCGTTGGGTGCGAAGACGGTTGTTGATTGCAGAATTTTTATTCTGTAAAAGCATTGCTGACGATAGCTTTCTGGATATGCTATTTGTCATATCCCATGCCAGCCCTGCGCATGACTCTATATCGCTAGAGAGCGTAGCATCAGGTGTTGCTTTTGCTATTAGTGTAATGAGGCTGCCGAGGTTTTTCAGTTCTTCGAGACAGTCAAGAGTTGTAGCTTTATTGATCATGAGATGATACCTCAGTTACGAACTTTGTTTTATGGTAACTAAGGTATCAAGGTGTGGCAAGTGATTTTTGATACTTTGGTTTCTTTTTGTGTTTTGTGTCTGGTCAGAAAATATCCCACCTGGCATCAACCACAACACCTACTATTTCGCAATCATTGTCCATTTCTATGATTGGATATTGTGGATTAAGGGGCTTTAGAAACGCCTTTCCCATGTCAGAAATATATTTTTTGAATGTTGCTTCATTGGTGGATTTTTTTCTGGCGATGACGTAACACCCTGAAAAAACTTCTTTATCTGGGTTGACAAGGATCGACATTCCTTCAGGAAATGTTATTCCTACGGGCGAAGTCATTGAGTCTCCGTGCACTTCCAGCCAGAACCCCCTCTCACCAGCGTATTTTACAGAATGCCTCCAATTATCCTGATCATACATGTTGTAGTCATCACCAGAAGTTGCGAATAATCCTGCCTGAACCCAGTTAATTACAGGGTAAGAGTGTGCTGTGTCTCTCTGTGGGCAGCTCTTAACATTATTTTCCCAATGCTTATCTTTTTCATCTCCGTTCTGAAGCCACTGCGGTGAACACCGCAGTGCAGCTGCAACTTTAAAAAGGGTGTCACCGTTGAAACTTTTTGTAAGGCCTTGCTCGGCTTTACTGATTGCAACTCTGGTGATCCCAGCTTTTTTAGCCAACGCATCTTGTGTTAACCCAGCTTTTTGCCGTGCGTTGATGAGACGTTCACCTAAAGACTTCATTTTTCTTCTCCTCTCATGGTTGTTGATACTAAAGTAACAGAATTTCTTGATACTTTGGATTCCTGTGGTTAACATCGTTGGATAACAAAGTATCTGGTGTGAGACTAAAGAATGACCCTTTATGAAATATTAAAAATTCAATTTAAAACCAATGCCGCTATTGGTCGCAGGTTCCCAAAGAAAGGAAGGCCTCGTGGCAGTCAAGGTGTTGGAAAGTGGAAAACGCGAGGTGTTCCGGAGGATGTTGCCATTCTTTGTCATTTGGATCCGAGCATTCCATATACACACCCAAGCCTAGCGCACACGGAAGATGGGAAGTGATGGTGGTGATATGAGCGAAAAAATAACTATTAAATACGATGGGACAACCATTTCGATTGCCCCGATCACATTAGCGTTCGCTGAGAAGTTGTTGGTAAGCCTTAAAGGATGCGAACTGCATTCTACCTTCGGCATTGATTCCAATGCCTTCGCTTGTACACCAGGTGATGAACTCGGCTGTATCCGCTTCAACTTTAATAACTCGTTGCCCGCCTCTTTCGACACGCTTAATCAATTTTTCAGCGTCGTGTTTCCACTCGGTGTAACTGTCGGAGAGCACATCAGCATCAGTAAAAATATTTTTGAGCTCATGATACTGAATCGCATCGCGAAACCAGAATAAACCAACGGCCTGAACTTTCATGTCGAACCTCCTTTGGTTCTTTTGTTTATAGGGATCAAAAGGATAACTGAAGGAAGGTTCGGCACCAATAAGTACGAATGTGCGGAATCTTAAAAGAATTTATCCGTAAGGAGATGGCAGTGAACACCGCAATTTTTAACGACAAAGCATCCATGACCAGCGTTGAGATCGCAGAGCTGGTGGGTAGTCAGCACTCAGATGTTAAACGTAGTATCGAACGCCTGGTTGCTAAAAACATCATCCGGAAACCGCCAATGGCTGTTTCCGAGAAAATCAATAACTTAGGTTTTAAAGTTCAATATGAGCATTACCTGTTTGAAGGAGAACAAGGTAAGCGCGACAGCATCATTGTCGTCGCACAGCTCTGCCCTGAATTCACTGCTCGCCTGGTAGATCGCTGGCGCGAACTGGAAGAACAGATCCGTAAGCCAATGAGCGAAATCGAAATGGTTGCCGCGATGGCTCTTGAAGCCGTTCGCCAACAGAAACGGATCACTCAGGTGGAAGAAAAAGTCAGCCACGTTGCTGAAACAGTCGAGCAAATTAAAAAGGGCACTATTCGTGAGGGCTATGCCGGATATCGCCAACTGAAAGCAAAAACCGGTTTGTCAGATGATAAATGCCGCAATCTGGTGAACGCCTATCAGATTCCTACAGACACCCATGAGTTCATGACGCCGGACGGATTGTTGTCACGTCGCGCAATTGTTGCTGTGGAACCGTTTATGGCTGCTTTTTATCGGGTTATGGAGGAAGCAGAACCGCGAGGGACTCGCTGGTATCACCCGAAAATGGGGTTATTTCAGGTTATTGGTTGGCAGCGATGAAAAAAAGCCGGGAGTAACCCGGCTCACTCAACATCAATAACGGGGAGCTGTTTCGCATAAAACGGCTCCGAAACATCCAAGAACAGTTCTAAAGATATCAGCAGCTATATGATCATTTCAAGACCAAATATTGATTCTGCAATTTCGGGACGTTACACTGTCTCTGCACCTTATAAAGCGGGTGCCGGGCGTGGAAACCCGAAATTCAATATAGAGCACAACCGCGCTCATGCGGTTTTTTCGTGTCATGAGCATCGTTACGCCCAAATTATGGTGGGGCGTGCAGGGCCAACTTCGGTTGGGCCGGGTTCTATGTTGACCGGTATTTCCACCCCTGTACGTCTCACCACCTATATGGTCGTGGAAAGCCTTGGTGGTGAGTTCATTGAATTCAACATAGGGGCTGTCACCATGACTACTCTCCCAACCCAATCTCGCCCTGAAATCACGATTATCAATGGTCGCGTTGTCACCACATCTCTTGCAGTAGCTAATTACTTTACTAAACGGCATGAGCGGGTTTTAGATAGAATTAGAAACCTCGAATGTTCCGCTGAATTTACTGAACACAATTTTGTGTTAAGTGAATACACCGACGCATCAGGCCGCAAACTCCCTTGTTACCAAATCACCCGCGACGGTTTTGCGTTTCTTGCCATGGGCTTCACTGGTAAACGTGCTGCCCAGTTCAAAGAGGCATACATCAACGCCTTTAACCAGATGGAGAAGAATTTATCTGGTGCTGACGCGGTTGATATGTCAGCTGTCGCACGAAACGCCAGAGGCGTATACCTGCATTTGCGTGAAATCCATCAAATCTGGACAAGCCAGCTTTATCCAATGCTTAAGGCCGTTGAATCTCCGCTGGCTAGCAAACTGTACGACCGTGTTGGTGATGCTGTTTTTGGCGCTGCACTTGTTGATTCCAGGCTGAATGGTTCTGACAAGGAGGTTCGCCCATGATTAGTTACGAAATCATCATCTCCACTACGGAATACAGAAACGATGTATCAGTTCGCACGGATGTATCTGTCTGGCACCGTCGCTATAAATCCAGAAAAACAGCGGAACTGAAAGCGGCAGAGATGTGTGAAACCATCTCAATGAAAGGTAGCCCGGTTAAATACGTAACTACGGCGGAGGTGCGTCCATGATCCGCCACATCGTTAATTTCCTGTATCACCGATACAACCGTTGCCCCCGAGTGGGGCAGTGGTTTACCACCAGCAACGGCCTCGTTCTGCGGGTTTGCCTGGTCAATGCAGAAAGTCAGAAGGTTGTCTGCCAGGTGCAGGGGCGTACTTATACCCTGAGTTACCCGCTGGTGGCGTTTCAGTCCGGAAAAATGTTTAAGCGTCTGGGAGGTGTCGTATGAGTAGCAAGATCCTCGGTAATGTCTGGGATGCATGCGCAGCATATGGCGTCAAAGGTGCAAAACTGATGATTATGGCGCGCCTGGCTGATTATTCGAATGATGACGGGGTGTGCTACCCGGGTGTTGAAACCATATGTCGACAGCTTGGATTGGGAGAAAGTACAGTCAGAACGGCAATCTCCGAACTGGAGGCTGATGGCTGGCTGACGCGTCAGTCACGCCGCAAAGGTAACCGTAATACGTCCAATCTTTATCATCTGAATGCTGATCGGCTTGAGCAGCTTGCCAGAACTGAGCGGGATAAGGTTGCAGAACTGAAACAGCAGCGCAGACTTTCAGTATTACGTGACCCTTCAGATTCTGAACCTTCAAAATCTGAACCGTCAGAATCTGTATGTTCAGGCGTGTTTGACCCTTCAGATTCTGGCAAAAATACGCGTTTGACCCTTCAGAATCTGACTCCAGATCCACAAGGTTTAAAACATGAACCACCAGTAAATTCAAAACATGAACCGCAAGATATTGGCGCATCCGCTGACGCGTCTGCACCAGCGCGTTCTGCCCGACAGGAATATTCACCGGAATTTGAACAGGCCTGGCAGGAATATCCCAAACGTGCTGGTGGCAATTCCAAGTCAGCAGCCTTCAAAGCCTGGAAAGCCCGTATCAGGGAGGGAATAAAACCGGAGACCATGCTTGATGGCGTGAAGCGGTATGCCGCCTGGGTACGTGCTACAGGAAATACCGGCACACAGTTCGTGAAGCAGGCTGCGACGTTCTTTGGACCCGATCGTCACTTCGAAGATTACTGGCAACAGCCAGCCGCTCACGGAGGTGGGCGACAGCGACAGGTCGATGTCCTGGCTGGCCTGGGAGCCATGTCTGACAAATTCGGTAAATCCAGTAACAAATTGACATTCTGAGGTGACAGCGATGATGACGATTGACCAACGTGAGAAACAAACAAGACTACAGGCGCGAATGGATGAGTTACGGGCAGAAATGGATGAGTTACGGGCAGAGATTGCATTTGCTCAGAAGGGCGAAAAGCCATGGCCTTATCGTTCCTGCCTGATGCGTGAAGGTCGCGGATATTGCGAAAAACACGGTAAATATCGTACGCATATACTGGTGTGGATCGATCGTAATGGCGAGGACAGAGAAAAAATTTCATGCTGCCCTGACTGCTTGATCGCTGAGGCCAGTGATTTGACCATGGAACTGTCGTCCCTCAAGGCGGAAGAACTGACTGATAACGCCGGAATTGCTCTGCGTTTTCGGGACTGCGAGTTTGATAATTATCTGGAGGTTAATCCTGACGCAGCCAGAAATCTTGCGGCCTGTCGCCGCTATGCGGAGAACTGGCCAGATATGCTGGAGAACGGTACCAGTCTTGTTATGACCGGCAGTTGCGGTACCGGGAAAAATCATCTGGCGGTATCAATGGCAAAACACATCATCCGTAACTATCTGGCCAGTGTGGAGATCACCGACGTGATGCGCCTTACCCGGGCTGTGAAAAACTGCTGGCGGAATGACAGTGAAAAAACAGCGGATGACGTCATTGAGCATTATGCGTCACTGGATTTGCTGATTGTCGACGAAGTCGGCGTTCAGTTTGGCAGTGCGGCTGAAATGGCCATTTTGCAGGAAATTATCAATGCCCGGTATGAGGGTATTTTGCCAACTATCCTGATCAGCAACCTTTCACCGGAAGAATTGTGGGCGTTCATCAGTCCCCGGATTGCCGACAGGATCACCGATGGCGGGCGCAACTGGTTGTCGTTTAACTGGCCCAGCTACCGTTCTCGTATCGGAGGTGTTGCCGCATGACCAGCCAGAACACCCCGGCATGGCGTAACGATGACCTGGAAGGCGCTGTCATCGGTGCGTTTTTTCTGCGTGGGGCCGATCCGGAAGTGATGGATATTCTGGCCACACTTCCGGCGGATGTATTTTTTGTGCGTCAGTACCGGGATATTTACGCGGGGATTTGCAGACAGGCTCGCATATCCGGCGTCATTGACCCCGTACTGCTGTGCAATGAGATGCCGGAACTTGCCCCGGTGATTACCGACACCGGACGCAAAACCTGGGTGAAGTCTTCACTGGAGCACTATGTCGCAGCGTTACGGCGCAATGCCGCACTGCGCGATGCAGAAAAAACACTGACTGAAGCATTACAGAATTTACGTGATGCGTATACCTGTGAAGCAGCCGAGGATGCCCTGAAGGATGCGCAGAACATGATGGCCTCACTGTCGACCGGAAAGGGCGTCATTCAGCCGGTTCACATTGATGATGTCCTTCCGGAAGTGGTCGACCGTGTTGAATGCCGCAATCAGGGACTGGAGAAATCCAGGGCGCTGATGACCGGTATTGATGAACTGGACGCAAAAACGGGCGGTATGGAGCCCGGAGACCTGGTATTCATTGCCGCCCGTCCTTCGATGGGGAAAACCGAACTTGCGCTGGACATCATCGACAAGGTGACTGAGCAGGGGCATGGCGTGCTTCTGTTCACCATGGAGATGGCGAACATCCAGATTGGTGAACGTATGGTGTCTGCTGCCGGTGGAATGCCGGTATCCCGTCTTAAGTCTGTTGCCCGTTTTGAAGATGAAGACTGGGCGCGTTTCTCGCAGGGCGTGGGACGAATGACGGGGCGTAATATCTGGATGGTGGACCAGGCAAACCTGACCATTGATGAGATATGTGCAACCACGAAGCACCACCGGATGAAACACCCGGAAACGGCGCTGGTGGTGGTCGATTACCTCGGCCTGATTAAAACCCGCAGCACGGGGCGTCACGACCTTGCGGTGGGGGAAATCTCAAAGGGACTTAAAAGCCTGGCAAAATCCGGCGGTTTTCCGCTGATTGCTCTGAGCCAGCTCTCCCGCGGCGTGGAATCCAGACCCAATAAACGCCCAATGAACTCGGACCTGAAAAACTCCGGGGAAATCGAGGCGGATGCCGACATCATTCTGATGCTTTACAGGGATGAGGTATACAACCCGGAAACTCAGGCCAGAGGCATAGCAGAAATCAACATCACGAAACAGCGTAATGGCACGCTCGGGACCATTTACCGGCGTTTTCATAACGGACATTTTCTGCCTGTGGACCAGGAGAGTGCCCGGGTTCTTTCCACACCCATGACGCCGGGCAATCCGCGCAGATACAGCAATAACCGCATGTCGGGCAGTAAAACGGAGCGTTTATTTTGAACAACAGAACAACCACTGTTTCACCGGAACAACTTCGTCGGCAGGCGCAGGAGATGCTTCGTTGTGCTGAACAGATGGAAAAAACGAGCGTGGCAAAAGATACGCTCCGCAAGCAGCTTACTCCGGCGCTTCGTGATCTGCTGCAGGCAAAACACCGTACACAAAAGGCGGTGGATGAGCTGGTGGATTGCGTGGAGGAACTGGAAGGACAGGTAAGCCAGTTTGAAATACTGGTGAAGGAGTTTACTGCGTGATGACTGAGTTTTTTTCTCTGTATGCATTCAATATCGTTTGCTGAGGTGACCGTGAGAGCACTGCTGACCCCTGAAATTGCCCCGCGTATGGGGATTGTATTGTTCAGGCCCGGTTCAGAGCTGATGCCCCTGTTTATGCAGGGGCGTGTCCTGCTGGAGCCTGAGCCGGAACGTTATTCATCTTTCGCCAGTGGTGCCGTTCCGGCGGCATCACAACCGCTGGCGGATGATCCTGCCGTTCGGGCCGTGTTCCGCAATGAGGCAGTGATCCGTCGTGCTGGTGGCGTGGAATGTCTTGAAAGCTGGTTACTTCGTGAAAAAGGCTGCCAGTGGCCTCATTCCGACAGGCACAGCGAGAACATGACCACAATGCGACACGCTCCGGGTGCAATCCGTCTGTGCTGGCACTGCGATAACCAGCTGCGCGATCAGTTCACGGAACGGCTGGAATCAATGGCAACGGATAACTGTGCCCGCTGGGTGTTGTCTGTTGTGCGTCGGGATCTCGGTTTTGATGACAGTCACGTTGTGACAATGCCGGAACTGTGCTGGTGGCTGATTCGTAATGACCTGGCGGATGCCTTACCGGAAAGTGCAGCCCGTAAGGCACTGAGATTACCGAAGCCTGTTGTGCCGTCTGTCACCCGGGAAAGTGACCTTGTGCCTTCGGTTCCTGCCACCAGCATCATCCAGGATAAAGCGAAAAAGGTGCTGGCGCTGAAAGTGGATCCGGAGTCGCCGGAGTCTTTTATGTTACGCCCAAAACGTCGTCGCTGGGTTAATGAAAAGTACACGCGCTGGGTTAAGACGCAGCCGTGTGCATGTTGTGGTAAGCCAGCCGACGATCCTCATCACCTGATTGGTCATGGTCAGGGTGGAATGGGTACAAAAGCGCATGACCTTTTTGTGTTGCCTTTGTGCAGAAAACACCATGACGAACTACATGCGGATACCGTGGCATTTGAAGAGAAGTATGGTTCCCAACTGGAGCTGATATTTCGTTTTATCGATCGCGCGCTGGCGATTGGTGTGCTGTCCTGATTTTGTGGAGAAAGTTGATGCGTGATATTCAGATGGTTCTCGAACGCTGGGGAGCGTGGGCGGCAAATAATCATGAAGATGTGACCTGGTCGTCCATTGCCGCCGGTTTTAAGGGATTAATTACTTCAAAAGTAAAATCTCGCCCGCAATGTTGTGACGATGACGCGATGATTATTTGCGGGTGCATGGCCCGTCTGAAAAAGAACAACAGCGATTTGCACGATTTATTAGTAGATTATTATGTAGTCGGTATGACATTCATGTCACTGGCAGGTAAGCATTGCTGCTCTGATGGTTATATCGGGAAAAGGTTACAGAAGGCTGAGGGCATAATTGAAGGGATGTTAATGGCATTAGATATCCGGTTAGAGATGGATATCGTTGTTAATAACTCTAATTAATATGCCAATTGTTTACTAAAAATTATTAAAAATGGGGCGTTGCAACGCCCCCAAAAATAAAGGGTAATATATAACAGAAGGTTTATATAGTTAGAAGCAAGGTTGTGCTCCTAAAGGAAGTGGCTTGAGGGAGCCACTTATATGTTGGGGAGGCAAAGCCTCCCGCAACATATCTTTTAGTAATCAAATTAGAACTGGTAAACCATACCTACAGCAACGATATCATCGGTAGCAACGCCAGATGCTTTCGTGAAATCGCTCTTATCAATCAGGTTGATTTTGTAATCAACAAAAGTGGACATATTTTTGTTGAAGTAATAGGTTGCACCTACATCAATATATTCAACCAGGTCCTGATCACCCCACGCACCCAAGTCTTTTCCTTTAGATTGCAGGTAAGCAACGGACGGACGCAGACCGAAGTCGAACTGATATTGTGCAACTACTTCGAAGTTTTGTGCTTTGTTGGCAATATGGTTATTACCAAAAACAGTCATGTTCTGGGTTTCAGAATAGGTGGTAGCCAGATAGATGTTGTTCGCATCATATTTCAGACCAGCTGCCCATACTTCAGCATTTTGACCAGATGCATTCAGGCTGTTGTTACCGTAGATAACCTGATTATTAGTGCGGTCAGATTTAGCATAGGTTGCACCTACACCGAATCCTTCATACTCATAAGTAGTGGAGAAACCGAAACCATCACCATTAGCTTCAGTTACGTCAGTGCGGTCATTTTTACCCTGATACTGAGCAGCAAAGTTCAGACCATCAACCAGACCAAAGAAGTCGTTGTTACGATAAGTTGCAACACCAGTGGTGCGACCAGTCATGAACACATCTGTTTGGGTCCAGGTATCGCCACCGAATTCTGGCAGAACGTCAGTCCACGCACCGATGTCGTATGCTACACCGTAGTTACGGCCGTAATCGATTGAGCCGTAGTCACCGAATTTCAGGCCAGCGAAGGCAAGACGGGTTTTATCTTTGGAGGAACCTTGAGATTCAGCGCGGTTGCCTTTGAATTCATATTCCCACTGACCGAAACCAGTCAGTTGATCGTTGATTTGGGTTTCACCTTTGAAGCCAAGACGGGCATAAGTAGTATCACCATCATCTGCATCATTAGAGGAGAAATAGTGCTTAGCATTAACTTTCCCGTACAGATCCAGCTTGTTACTGTCTTTATTATAAATTTCAGCTGCCTGAGCAGACATCGCCATCAGTACTGATGCAGCTACAGCAGAAATTGCCACTGTTAATTTTTTCATCGTGAGCCCTTTTTTTGAACTATTATTAAAAAATGATGTCACTGCGCGATAAATATTCATCTAATCAATGTGATTATTTCAAGATGTAAGTTTTGGTTTCTCGTTTGATTTGTGAAGTAGATCTCTATTTTTATCTGAACTTTTTTCTATCGAATCCTATTCATGGCTCTTGGCTGAATAAAAATAAATCTATTAGCCAATTTATATTAACGGCTGTTATTTATAAGTGCTCTATAATTTGAAGGTTCAATTTAAACAGGCTAAAAATAACACTGGAAATTATTTGTTGGTTATTTGTTGAGATTTGCTTATGTATTTGTAGTGGTGTTTTCAATACTCGGTAGCATTCTCGCAAATATCATTTAGTGGTTTACGTACGTAAAAAATTGGTTATGCTGTTAAGAGTGGTTACTTCGTCACACAGCTTAAACCCGCCGCTGAGCGGGTTTTTCTGTACCCGGAATTCTGTGGCTACCCAGAAAGCTCATGGAAAGAGGAGAAAGGCAATAATTTATAACAAAATCTTAAAGATCGCCTTGTATACTATTAGTTTTGTAAATATTGTGTATTTTGAGTATTGCAGGATAACCCTGTGACGAAGTTAGTGTAACAACACTTTTGCTCTACGAGTTTCGCCAGCCTCCCCCAGTGGCTGGCTTTTTTATGTCCGTAGCGTCAAAGCAGCACTGGCGCTCGGGCGTCGTGCAATTGGCGTTGAGCTGGAGACTGAATGTTTTGAGCAGACGGTTCGGGAAGTACAGGATTTAGTCAGCCAGAACGGATGATATTGAAGAATTAATTACGCGTCGTTATTATGCGGCTCCCGGCCCTTTAGCTCAGTGGTGAGAGCGACTCATAATCGCCAGGTCGCTGGTTCAAATCCAGCAAGGGCCACCATCACATACCGCCATTAGCTCATCAGGATAGAGCGCCAGCCTTCGAAGCTGGTTGCGCGGGGTTCGAGTCCTCGATGGCGGTCCATTATCTGTACCCTGCGTTGTTAGCTCAGCCGGACAGAGCAATTGCCTTCTAAGCAATCGGTCACTGGTTCGAATCCAGTACAACGCGCCACACTTATTTTCCCTGGCTCGCTTTTGCGGGCCTTTTTTTTAAATGTCTCACAATTCAGACGGTTGACAGTTGTCTGGTTTGCGGGGAGTTTGTTAAAAGAAACTGGCATGGTGAATCCCCCTGTGCGGAGGGGCAATCAGCGAGTAGGTATATGGGATAATCGCGGATTCAGGTGCTGGTACTGAATTCACCGGGAGGCACCCGGCACCATGCAATGGCACATAGCGCCACTCTCCAGCCCCTCTCCGGAGGGGCTTTCTTATGGACAAAAAAATCCCGCGCAGGGAGACGCGGGCGGCAAGGAATAAACAACAAAACGTGAAGTAATATTTCAGCTGGCGAATAATATCCGACAGTAATCACTCTGCGCAATAGCGCGGCCTTTTTCGTATTGCGGGCTATTGTCTCTCTTCTGCCATTGTCCTGTAACTTCCGGACTTCAGCCCGCTCCTCATTTTACTCACAATATTATCCCGGCCGGGAGGATTCATGGCATTTAAACACTATGATGTTGTCAGGGCGGCGTCGCCGTCAGACCTTGCGGAAAAGCTGACACACAAACTGAAAGAGGGCTGGCAGCCATATGGCGGACCGGTTGCCATTACGCCGTACACACTGATGCAGGCGGTGGCTATTGAAGGAGATCCACAGGTCGGCCCTTCATCTGAGCCGGACTGGTTCTACGTGGTTGTGCTTGCCGGACAGTCCAACGGCATGGCCTACGGTGAAGGGCTTCCGTTACCGGATTCTTACGATGCTCCGGATCCGCGCATTAAACAGCTGGCGCGCCGCAGCACGGTAACTCCGGGTGGAGAGAGTTGTACGTATAACGACATCATCCCGGCTGACCACTGTCTGCATGATGTGCAGGATATGAGTACGCTGAATCATCCGAAGGCAGACCTGAGCAAAGGGCAGTACGGCTGTGTCGGCCAGGGCTTACATATTGCCAAAAAACTGCTCCCGTATATCCCGAATAACGCGGGGATCCTGCTGGTACCATGCTGTCGTGGTGGTTCGGCATTCACCAAGGGCGCGGAGGGGACATTCAGTGCGGACGCGGGGGCCAGCCAGGATTCGGCACGCTGGGGTGTGGGTAAACCGTTATATCAGGACCTGATTGCGCGCACTAAAGCTGCATTACAGAAGAACCCGAAAAATGTGTTGCTGGCGGTGTGCTGGATGCAGGGAGAGTTTGACATGAACGCCGCCACCTACGCACAGCAACCTGCGCTGTTTACAGCCATGCTGAAGCAGTTTCGTGCTGACCTCACTGTGTTTAACGCGCAGTGTCATGGTGGCAGTGCTGTAAATGTGCCGTGGATTTGTGGTGACACGACGTATTACTGGAAAAATACATACGCTACCCAGTACGACACCGTGTACGGCGGGTATAAAAACAGGGAGAGTGAGGGCGTTTATTTTGTGCCCTTCATGACAGACGGTAACGGCGTCAATACCGCCACTAACGCACCGGCAGAAGATCCGGATATTCCGGCATCAGGATATTACGGTGCGGCATCGAGAACGAATGGAAACCAGGTATCATCAAACCGCCCGACACATTTCAGTTCATGGGCGCGCAGGAGCATTATTCCGGATCGTATGGCAACCGCTATTCTGAACGCAGCCGGGCGCACCTCAGCCTTCATCAGTGGTAAGGCACCGGAAATCAAACCCTCGCCCGGCGGCGACACGCCATCGGGGCCGTCTGAAGATGCATCCGTACGCACAATCTCCCTGTTGCCGACAGCCGGAGACGCTGCTGCGCAGGGCTGGAGCATTAAGAATGGCGGAATTCAGTTGTCAGAGGGTGTATTTAAGATCACCAAGCAGAGCAATAAAGCCTGGTCCCTGACGCGCCCGGTGGATGACGCAGTCTCCCTGCTGACACGGGGTGGCAGACTGAGCTGTAAGTTTCGACTGTCAGGCGCACTGACCAACAACCAGTTCGGCCTGGGAATTTATCTGTATACCGATGTAGCGTTACCTGACGTCGTGGCGATGACCGGGACTGGTAACCCGTTCCTGATGTCGTTCTTCACCCAGACCACAGACGGCAAACTGAATCTGATGCATCACAAGAAAGCAGGAAACACAAAGTTGGGCGAGTTCGGGAATTACAGTAATGACTGGCAAACGCTGGAACTGGTGTTCACCGCCGGCAGTGCCACGGTTACTCCGAAACTGAATGGAGTGGCTGGCCCGGCATTCCAGGCCATAAAAGACAGTCTGGCAGTGGGACTAAATGCACTGACGCTGACGGATATTACCAAAAATGCAACGTATGGCGTTGAGATAGAAAGTCTGGTGCTGGAGATAAATGCACCGGCATCATCATAAAAAGTGAGCCAGTCAAATGGAAGGTATCGTTAAACTCACCGGTAGTGTCAGTGGATCGTCTGAGACGCCTGCATGAGTTATCAGAGCCATCAGTAGTTAACTGGTGGCTTTTTTATTGTTGTCAGCTTCCGGATAACGGGAGACGGGGTATGTACCAGATGGAAAAATACACAACAGGTGTGTCATACACCACGTCAGCGGTGGGAACGGGCTACTGGTTCCTGCAGTTGCTGGACAGGGTTTCCCCGTCTCAGTGGGCGGCAATAGGCGTGCTGGGGAGTCTGCTGTTTGGGCTGCTGACATATCTGACTAACCTGTATTTCAAAATCAGAGAGGACCGTCGTAAGGCGGCGCGGGGGGAGTAAAGCGATGAAGAAAAATACGAACTGGGTGTTAAAGGGATAAATAATTATCCGGATAAGATTACTGTTACTGTGGCACTGGAAATTGGTGGGTATCCGTCACTGTTGTTGCCAGATGTGGCGATTAGTCTTGACCGTACTGAAGGTGCCACGCTGGAGTTTTACGAAGCTGAGGCGAAAAAGCAGGCGAAGCAGTTTTTCATGGATGTTGCTGCCGGGTTATGTGAAGGGAACGAACCGTTGCCGGAAAAGCGCCCCATAATTTTAGAGGCGCAGGATGTGTTGATAACCTACAAAGGAAAGCTACCGGGAAGAATTACTGGTTCTCTGAAGATGCCGCCGTCAACACTGCGGTCAGAAAAAGAGGCGTCTTGTCTGCAGTCTGAGTACTCCATTACGGTTAAAAGTGCCGGAGAGGAAGGAAATAAACGTTATTTTATTGCGTCTGCACCTGATAAAGATCAGGAATGGGAGTGTAACCGGCCATCCTTTGTTGTATACGGAGATGGCGGGAAAATAACCATCTCAGAAAATGGGAAATTAACACCGCCATCGCACCAGCATAGTGAGGCGCTCATTGAATTTGCCATTGATTACCTGAAGAACAATAAAAAGCAGGGGCTGATGAAGCGCATTGGTCGTTGCATGGGATATCTGCAGGTAGCAGCTGAGATTGAAATGATGGCCAGTGGTGCTGACAATGATGCAGTTGTGCTGGAGGCTCTTCTGCGTGATTTTGATAATACGCCCTTTAAGAAAGCACCTGTTGACTGGATGCAGCCGGGGATGACTTATCTGAAAGGGCGTATATAAGGTGGCTCGTTATCTGTTGCTGGATAATCGACTGAAGATGCGTTCTTTTTGTGTTTTTGCGTAATGATTGTCCCACTCACAATCAAGGTAGCTTAATTCTTCATTCAACCAGTTATTTATATTGGTCTTAATACGCATAAGCATGGGCTGTGTTAATGCTCTGGCGATAATGCCGAGAGTCACAGGTGTGAGATGTCCATACGGCTCAGCCTGAATGGATTTTACTGCATCGTGTTCTTGTGGGAGGAGTAAGAGGCACTCTGATTTTACCCGCTCATTTATGGCTTGCAGGCATAAATCATAATTATGTTGATCGTTATGCATGGTTAATCCTCTACTGAAATTGTCAGATATATTTCAGCCATCAGGAAAAACGCCAGTGTCCTACCTCTGGCGGGCTGAAGATTTAACATATCCAGGGATTCGGAACCGATAAATCCTGATAAATATCCATGAACACCAAAATCAAATATGGCCTGTCGGCTGCCGTTCTGGCGTTGATTGCCATCGGTGCGCCTGCGCCTGATATTCTCGACCAGTTTCTGGATGAAAAAGAAGGTAACCACACAACGGCATACCGTGATGGTGCGGGTATCTGGACCATCTGCCGCGGTGCCACAATGGTGGATGGTAAACCTGTTATTCCGGGCATGAAACTGTCGAAGGAAAAATGCGACCAGGTTAATGCCATTGAACGGGATAAGGCGCTGGCATGGGTGGAGCGCAATATTAAAGTTCCACTGACCGAACCACAGAAAGCGGGTATAGCGTCATTCTGTCCCTATAACATTGGCCCCGGTAAGTGTTTCCCGTCGACGTTTTATAAGCGGCTGAATGCTGGTGACCGCAGGGGAGCGTGTGAGGCGATTCGCTGGTGGATTAAGGACGGTGGCAGAGACTGCCGTATCCGCTCAAATAACTGTTATGGTCAGGTATCCCGTCGTGACCAGGAGAGCGCGCTGGCGTGCTGGGGAATCGACAGATAAGCAGAATATTTTGCTGAAAAATAAGGTATGGCCACGCGGGCGGATAACACGAAATCCTGCGAACTGGCGAAACGTAAGTGAATAAAAGTAAAAACCCCGTTTGTTGGCACCAAGCGGGGTTTTGTGTTTCTGACCTTGAGTAAGGCAAGGGAGAACATGGCGAAGTATAAACGAATTCTGTTGAGGTTGACTATGAAAAATGGCCTTGAACTGAAAGCGCCTGTAACTGATGACATCAGCAGAGCACTGGCTTTTGCCATTAAGTGGGTAGCGGTCGGTGTTGCTGTGTCCCCGATGCTGTATGGGCTGGCAAAACTGGTCATTGCGTTGAAATCGTGAAGGGAGGATTAAGCATGTCAGACAAACTCATAACGCTGGCGAAGATCCTCTGTGTAATTGTCGGCATTTCATTTTCACTAATGCTGGTTGCTCTTTTTCTTTCCATGGCCTGGATGATGTTGTCTTCGTCGGGGTTGCTGGGGTGAACATAAACCGAATGCTTTCCGCGTTTATCGTTATTCTGCTGGTGGCCTGTGGTGCGCTGTGGATGGCAACAGACCATTACCGTGATAACGCGATTACCTACAAAGCGCAGCGCGATAACAAAGCCAGTGAACTGAAGCTGGCGAACGCAACCATTACTGATATGCAGGTGCGCCAGCGCGATGTTGCTGCGCTCGATGCAAAATACTCGAGGGAATTATCCGATGCGAGAGCTGAAAATGAAACTCTGCGCGCTGATGTTGCCGCTGGTCGTAAGCGCCTGCGGATCAACGCCACCTGTCCAGGCTCCGTGCGTGAAGCCCCCACCACCTCCGGCGTGGATAATGCAACCGGCCCCCAACTGGCAGACACCGTTACACGGGATTATTTCACCCTCAGAGAGCGGCTGATGACGATGCACAAGCAACTGGAAGGGGCACAGGACTATATCCGCACTCAGTGCCTGAAATAAGTTTTGTTGATGCGCCGTATCGTCGCTGTATTCCCTCATTAACAGAGACCGCAGCCCGACAGGGAGACTCCTCTGCGCGAGTGTGCGGGGATAATCAAAAACGATACACACCGGGGTTTACCGCGTTAACGGAGCGCGGCGTTGTCCCCTCATAGTCGCCTGTCCGGTGCGATGGTGGAAGAAGCCGGATGTTTATCACTATTAATTGATGACACAGAAATGGATTCATTGAATTTCAGCACGTTTTTGTATTCGTGTTATTGAACATCTGTTTATTTTACTTTTAACATATTGATAATAAAAAGAGCTGTAAATCTTTAGATGAGTCGATTTTGTCCGGGGAAGTTCAAATGGATTTTATGCTGACGGTTTCTGGTGTGGTTATCCTGTCCATTGCTTATACTGCAGATAAATATGGCTGCCATTTGTTATCACGTATTGGCGCTTATTGTTCGTTGATGCTGATTTTCTCGTCGCTTTTTTTTGAGTAAGTTATATTAATTATAACAAATAATTTTCTGTGTTATTTTTTCAGGCTATCCCGTCAGAGGGGAAGCCTGTACTGCCGGGGAGCGAATGGAAAACTGATGTGTCCGGTAACTGCGTGTTCTGTGAACACCATGTTACTTAATTATGTAATTCATACCCGAACTCTCTGTTGACAGCCTTCTTCTGCAGGCTTCAATAACCCACGCTGAAAAGTTTCCTGAACCTTTCAGATCAAGAGCGATGTTAATTTGTTCAATCATCTGGTTTGGAAATCGGATGTTGCGGGTTGTTGTTCTGCGGGTTCTGTTCTTTGATGACATAATGTTTCCCCATATTCAGTGTTGCTGATTTGTATTATCTGAAGTTGCTTTTACGTTAATTTGACGCAGATCAATTAATACGATACCTGCGTCATAATTGATTATTTCTCGTGGTTTGATGGCGTACACACATGTTGTGATAAACCTTATATAGATGATAATCATTATCATTTCGTGGGTCCTTTCCGGCGATCCGACCGGTTACGGGGCGGCGACCTCGCGCGTTTTCACTATTTATGAGATTTTTTGAGGGGGTGGTTGTTGTTTAATTGTTTGGTATATCTAATTGATAAGTAAGGTGAAAATAAAATAAATACAACAACCTTACGATGTGTTTTGATGTCGTCAATGCGAAAAATGTCAATGATATCAAATGGTTTTGCAAAAACACATGGTTGTTGTTTCGCTTTTTATCGATGACTTATGGAGAGGAGATGGCCTTTTTATTGAATAAAAGTGATATGGCCTCCTCCATCGGTATCTCTGTTCAGGCATTTGATAAATGGGGCGTTCCTCCTGTTGAACGTCGGGGGAGGGAAGTTTTATATGACGTTAAAACTGTACTGGAGATAGATCGCGAGCGGCGACAACACAATCAGAGAACACCTGATGACGGGGGAGAACTGGAGGAAAGGCTGCTTCGGGCCAGAGCTGAACTGACAGAAGAACAGGCTGTAGCTCAAAAACTTAAAAATCAGGTAACCGAAGGTAAGCTCATCGATTCAGACTTCTGCGTTTTCGCCCTCAGCAAACTGGCGATGGCATTGTCCAGTACGCTTGATTCCATTCCGTTATCCATGCAGCGACAGTTCCCGGATTTAACGCCACGTCATATTGACCATCTGAAAACCCTTATTGCAAAGGGCGCAAATCAGTGTGCGCGGGCAGGGGATAAATTACCGGATTTGCTGGATGAATATATCAGAGCAACAACTGAATAATATGGTGGCCGCCGTTTCGGTTGCGCTGCAGCCTCTGGTCAGGGTTGTACCGATGACGGCAGTTGAATGGGCTGACCAGTATTATTATCTGCCGAAAGAATCCTCATACGGTGACGGCGAATGGAAAACGCTGCCGTTCCAGATCGCCATCATGAACAGTATGGGGAATGATCAGATCCGCACTGTTAATCTGATTAAATCTGCCCGTGTTGGCTATACAAAGATGTTGCTGGGAGTCGCCGGGTATTTTATTGAGCATAAATCCCGAAACAGTCTGCTTTTTCAGCCCACGGATTCTGCCGCTGAAGATTTTATGAAGTCTCACGTGGAGGCGACGATTCGGGACGTGCCATGCCTGAAAGATCTTTCCCCGTGGCTGGGTCGTAAACATCGTGACAATACTCTTACGCTGAAACGCTTTTCATCGGGGGTGGGCTTCTGGTGCCTGGGTGGTGCGGCAGCAAAAAACTACCGTGAAAAATCCGTGGACGTGGTCTGCTATGACGAACTTTCCTCGTTCGAGCCGGATGTCGAAAAAGAGGGCTCGCCAACCCTGCTGGGGGATAAGCGTATTGAGGGCTCGGTATGGCCAAAATCCATTCGCGGCTCGACGCCTAAAATAAAAGGCTCCTGCCAGATCGAAAAAGCGGCCAACGAGTCGGCGCATTTCATGCGTTTTTATGTGCCCTGCCCGCACTGTGGGGAGGCGCAGTATCTGAAATTTGGCGATGAGTCCACGCCTTTTGGCCTTAAATGGGAGAAGGACAGCCCCGAAAGCGTTTTCTACCTCTGTGAACATCATGGCTGCGTGATCCATCAGTCTGAGCTTGACCAGAGCAACGGGCGGTGGATCTGCGAAAACACGGGGATGTGGACCCGCGACGGTCTGACGTTTTTCAGCGCCGCGGATAATGAAATTCCGCCGCCGCGCTCCATCACATTCCATATCTGGACGGCGTACAGTCCGTTCACCACCTGGGTACAGATTGTCTATGACTGGCTGGATGCACTGAAAGATCCCAACGGCCTGAAAACCTTTGTGAACACCACGCTGGGCGAGACCTGGGAAGAGGCCGTGGGCGAAAAACTCGATCACCAGGTACTGATGGATAAGGTTGTTCATTACACGGCGGCGGTGCCTGCCCGGGTGGTTTATCTGACGGCGGGCATTGACTCGCAGCGAAACCGTTTTGAGATGTATGTCTGGGGATGGGCTCCGGGAGAGGAAGCCTTTCTGGTGGATAAAATCATCATTATGGGACGTCCCGATGAGGAAGAGACGCTGTTACGTGTGGATGCGGCGATCAACAAAAAATACCGCCATGCGGATGGCACCGAAATGACCATTTCCCGTGTCTGCTGGGACACCGGGGGGATCGATGGTGAAATCGTCTACCAGAGGTCAAAAAAACACGGTGTTTTCCGTGTGCTGCCGGTAAAAGGCGCGTCTGTCTATGGCAAGCCGGTGATCACCATGCCGAAAACCCGCAATCAGCGGGGCGTTTATCTGTGTGAAGTGGGGACGGACACCGCAAAAGAAATTCTCTATGCCCGTATGAAAGCCGAGCCCACGCCTGCGGATGAAGCCACGTCGTATGCCATCCGTTTTCCTGATGATCCGGAGATTTTTTCGCAGACAGAGGCGCAGCAACTGGTCGCGGAAGAGCTTGTGGAGAAGTGGGAAAAAGGAAAGATGCGTCTGCTGTGGGATAACAAAAAGCGGCGTAACGAAGCGCTGGACTGCCTGGTGTATGCCTACGCGGCATTACGTGTGTCCGTGCAACGCTGGCAGCTTGATCTGGCTGTACTGGCAAAATCCCGGGAAGAAGAGACGACCCGGCCAACCCTTAAAGAACTGGCAGCGAAGCTGTCCGGAGGAGTGAATGGTTACAGTCGCTGAACTGCAGGCGCTGCGTCAGGCGCGCCTTGATTTATTAACCGGTAAACGGGTGGTGTCTGTCCAGAAAGATGGTCGCAGAATTGAATATACGGCAGCTTCTCTGGATGAGCTTAACCGGGCGATCAATGATGCGGAGTCGGTACTGGGGACAACCCGCCGTCGCCGTCGTCCGCTGGGAGTGAGGTTATGAAACGAACGCCTGTCCTGATTGATGTGAACGGCGTTCCGCTTCGGGAGAGCCTCAGCTACAACGGTGGCGGTGCAGGATTTGGCGGGCAAATGGCAGAGTGGTTGCCACCCTCGCAGAGTGCCGATGCGGCCCTGCTGCCCGCGTTGCGTCTGGGGAATGCCCGTGCAGATGATCTGGTGCGCAATAACGGAATAGCGGCCAATGCGGTGGCCCTGCATAAGGATCACATTGTCGGGCATATGTTTCTTATCAGCTACCGTCCGAACTGGCGCTGGCTGGGGATGCGGGAGACCGCGGCAAAAAGTTTTGTCGATGAGGTGGAGGCGGCCTGGTCAGAATACGCAGAAGGGATGTTTGGTGAGATCGACGTGGAAGGGAAACGCACGTTTACGGAATTTATCCGTGAAGGTGTGGGCGTTCATGCGTTTAACGGCGAAATCTTTGTGCAGCCGGTCTGGGATACGGAGAGTACGCAACTGTTTCGTACGCGTTTTAAAGCCGTGAGTCCGAAACGGGTGGACACGCCAGGACACGGTATCGGGAACCGTTTTCTGCGGGCCGGTGTGGAGGTTGATCGATATGGCCGTGCCGTTGCGTACCATATCTGTGAGGATGATTTTCCTCGCTCCGGGAGTGGACGATGGGAACGGATCCCGCGTGAACTACCCACCGGGCGTCCGGCCATGCTGCATATTTTCGAGCCGGTGGAGGACGGGCAGACCCGTGGAGCCAATCAGTTTTACAGCGTTATGGAACGGCTGAAGATGCTGGATTCCCTGCAGGCAACACAGCTTCAGTCGGCCATAGTGAAGGCGATGTATGCAGCGACGATTGAAAGTGACCTTGATACCGAAAAGGCCTTTGAATATATCGCCGGTGCGCCGCAGGGGCAGAAGGATAATCCGCTTATTAATATTCTGGATAAGTTCTCCACCTGGTATGACACGAATAGCGTGACGCTGGGCGGTGTCAAAATTCCGCACCTTTTCCCCGGTGATGATCTGAAACTTCAGACCGCGCAGGATTCAGACAATGGATTTTCGGCGCTTGAACAGGCGCTGCTGCGGTATATCGCCGCCGGTCTTGGCGTTTCCTACGAACAGTTGTCCCGTGATTACTCGAAGGTCAGTTACTCAAGTGCCCGCGCATCCGCCAATGAGTCGTGGCGCTATTTTATGGGGCGGCGAAAATTTATTGCGTCCCGGCTGGCCACGCAGATGTTTTCCTGCTGGCTGGAAGAGGCACTTCTTCGGGGGATTATTCGTCCGCCACGGGCACGGTTTGATTTTTATCAGGCGCGATCAGCCTGGTCACGGGCTGAGTGGATTGGAGCCGGAAGAATGGCCATTGACGGGCTCAAGGAGGTTCAGGAATCAGTGATGCGCATTGAGGCCGGACTGAGCACGTATGAGAAAGAGCTGGCGCTGATGGGCGAGGATTATCAGGACATTTTCCGCCAGCAGGTCAGGGAATCTGCAGAGCGGGAAAAAGCCGGACTCTCACGTCCGGTGTGGATAGCGCAGGCGTATCAGCAGCAGATAGCGGAGAGTCGCAGGCCGGAAGAGGAGACAACACCACGTGAGACGTAATCTTTCACACATTATTGCAGCAGCATTCAATGAACCGCTGCTTCTGGAGCCCGCCTATGCGCGGGTTTTCTTTTGCGCGCTGGGGCGCGAGATGGGGGCAGCAAGTCTTTCGGTACCGCAACAGCAGGTACAGCTTGATGCTCCCGGAATGCTGGCTGAAACGGACGAGTACATGGCCGGAGGTAAACGACCGGCCCGTGTTTACCGGGTGGTGAACGGTATTGCGGTACTGCCGGTGACCGGCACGCTGGTGCACCGGCTGGGGGGGATGCGGCCATTTTCCGGAATGACTGGCTATGACGGCATTGTCGCCTGTCTTCAGCAGGCAATGGCAGATAGCCAGGTGCGGGGCATACTGCTGGACATTGACAGTCCGGGCGGGCAGGCCGCCGGCGCGTTTGACTGCGCTGACATGATTTACCGCCTCCGTCAGCAGAAGCCGGTCTGGGCACTGTGCAATGACACGGCCTGTTCTGCAGCCATGCTGCTGGCGTCGGCCTGCTCCCGACGGCTGGTTACCCAGACATCCCGTATCGGCTCCATTGGCGTGATGATGAGCCATGTCAGCTATGCCGGTCATCTGGCGCAGGCCGGTGTGGATATCACGCTGATTTATGCCGGGGCGCACAAGGTGGATGGCAATCAGTTTGAAGCGTTGCCGGCAGAGGTTCGCCAGGATATGCAGCAGCGGATTGATGCGGCGCACCGGATGTTTGCCGAAAAAGTGGCGATGTATACCGGGTTGTCTGTGGATGCGGTCACGGGAACAGAGGCCGCCGTTTTTGAAGGTCAGTCCGGCATTGAGGCCGGGCTGGCGGATGAATTAATCAATGCGTCGGATGCCATCAGTGTGATGGCCACGGCGCTGAACAGTAATGTCAGAGGAGGCACTATGCCGCAATTAACTGCAACGGAAGCCGCCGTGCAGGAGAACCAGCGAGTGATGGGGATCCTGACATGCCAGGAAGCGAAAGGACGTGAACAGCTTGCCACGATGCTGGCAGGGCAACAGGGCATGAGCGTTGAACAGGCCCGGGCGATTCTGGCCGCGGCGGCACCGCAGCAGCCGGTGGCATCCGCGCAGAGTGAAGCCGATCGCATTATGGCGTGTGAAGAAGCGAACGGTCGTGAACAACTGGCAGCAACGCTGGCGGCGATGCCGGAGATGACGGTGGAAAAAGCCCGCCCGATCCTGGCGGCTGCACCACTGGCGGATGCCGGGCCCTCACTTCGTGATCAGATCATGGCCCTGGATGAGGCAAAAGGGGCAGAAGCGCAGGCTGAAAAACTGGCGGCCTGCCCGGGAATGACCGTGGAGAACGCCCGGGCTGTGCTGGCTGCGGGATCAGGTAAGGCCGAACCGGTCTCTGCATCCACAGCCGCCATGTTTGAACATTTCATGGCGAACCATTCACCGGCAGCGGTCCAGGGGGGCGTGTCACAGGCGTCAGAAGACGGTGATGCGGACGTGAAAATGCTCATGGCCATGCCATGAAGTCAGTGCTGACCATCAATATGAGGTTTTAACAAAATGGTGACGAAAACCATCACTGAACAGCGTGCGGAAGTACGTATTTTTGCCGGTAATGATCCGGCTCATACCGCCACAGGCAGCAGCGGGATTTCTTCTGCAACACCGGCTCTGACGCCCCTGATGCTGGATGAAGCCACCGGGAAACTGGTGGTCTGGGACGGACAGAAAGCCGGTAGTGCGGTTGGCATACTGGTACTGCCGCTTGAAGGCACAGAGGCGGTGCTGACGTATTACAAGTCGGGGACCTTTGCGACGGAGGCAATCCGCTGGCCTGAAAGTGTGGATGAACACAAAAAGGCCAACGCCTTTACCGGCAGTGCCCTGAGTCACGCGGCGCTGCCGTAACACGTTATCAGGCCACCGCGTTGGCCTGACTGATTTCTTAATGAAAGGAACTGATTTATGGGATTGTTTACGACCCGCCAGTTACTCGGTTATACCGAACAAAAAGTTAAATTCCGTGCGCTGTTTCTGGAGCTGTTTTTCCGCCGTACGGTGAATTTCCACACCGAAGAGGTGATGCTGGACAAAATTACCGGAAAAACGCCGGTGGCGGCCTATGTCTCCCCGATCGTTGAAGGAAAAGTGCTTCGCCATCGCGGTGGTGAAACCCGCGTGTTACGTCCGGGCTACGTCAAGCCCAAACACGAATTTAATTACCAGCAGGCGGTTGAGCGCCTTCCTGGTGAAGATCCGGCTCAGCTGAACGACCCGGCCTACCGTCGTCTGCGTATCATTACCGATAACCTCAAACAGGAAGAGCACGCTATTGTCCAGGTGGAAGAAATGCAGGCGGTGAATGCCGTGCTGTATGGCAAATACACCATGGAAGGGGAACAGTTTGACACGGTCGAGGTGGATTTCGGACGCTCTGAAGGAAATAACATTGAGCAGGCCGACGGTAAAAAATGGTCTGAGCAGGACCGTGATACGTTTGATCCGACGCATGATATTGACCTTTACTGCGATCAGGCCAGCGGTCTTGTGAATATTGCCATTATGGACGGTACGGTCTGGCGTCTGCTGAATGGCTTTAAGCTGTTCCGCGAAAAACTGGATACCCGTCGCGGCTCAAATTCACAACTCGAAACGGCAGTGAAAGACCTGGGCGCGGTGGTGTCTTTCAAAGGGTATTACGGTGATCTGGCCATTGTGGTGGCGAAAACGTCTTATGTGGCAGACGACGGTACCGAAAAACGTTATCTGCCGGTGGGCATACTGGTCCTGGGGAATACGGCAGCAGAGGGCATTCGTTGCTATGGTGCCATTCAGGATGCGCAGGCGTTGTCCGAAGGTGTGGTGGCCTCTTCCCGTTATCCGAAACACTGGCTGACTGTGGGCGATCCGGCCCGTGAATTCACCATGACGCAGTCCGCACCGCTGATGGTGCTGCCGGATCCGGATGAGTTTGTGGTGGTGCAGGTGAAATAATCCGTGAGCGGGGGCGAAATGCCCCCGTGTCTTTTTTCACAGGAGGCTGAGATGGCAACAAAAGAAGAAAATCTGAATCGTCTTCGTCAACTGGCTGGCCTGCTGGGGCGCGAGGCGGATATGTCGGGGAGTGCTGCGGATATTGCGCAACGTGTGTCTGAGTGGGAAGAGGAGCTTGCTGTTTCCCCGGAGGGCATTATGCACTCTGATGAGAGCGGGGCTGATCAAAATCACACAGACGATGGTGAGCAGTTGAACAACACGGATGCTCCGGATGATGTTAAAGCCGTCCGGGTACGGAAGTGCCTGCAAGTAATGGGGTATTGCCCGGAGACAGGTCGTCCCGTTGAGCTGGCGTTACGGGGTATGCGTGTTCTGGTGCCATCATCACTGGCAACGGCCATGATACAGCACGGAACGGCTGAATATGCGTGATTTTCAGAATGCCTTTGATGCTGCCCTCGCCGGGGTGGACAGTACGATCGTTGAAGTGATGGGGCTCTGTGCGCAGTTCACCTCGGGGGCACAGTGTGGCAGCGAAGTTCAGGGGGTTTTTGACGATCCGGAGTCGCTGGGGTTTGCCGGTGGCGGGGTCCGTATTGAAGGAAGCAGCCCGTCATTATTTGTGCGGACGGATACGGTTCGTGCCGTGCGGCGTGGTGACACGCTGACCATTAATGGTGAGACATTCTGGGTGGATCGTGTTTCTCCGGATGACGGGGGCAGCTGTTATCTCTGGCTCAACCGTGGGCAACCACCCGCAGTTAACCGGCGACGATAAACGCAGGGTGAATTATGGCGATAAAAGGGCTTGATCAGGCGATTGACAATCTGAGCCGGGTTCGTAAAAACGCCATTCCGGCGGCTTCAGCAATGACGATTAACCGCGTGGCCACAACGGCGATTAATCAGTCTTCGTCACAGGTTGCCCGGGAAACCAGGGTGAGACGGAAACTGGTTAAGGAACGGTCCAGACTGAAACGGGCGACGGTCAGAAATCCGAATGCCAGAATTATCGTTAACCGCGGTGATCTCCCTGTGATTAAGCTGGGGATCAGAATGCTGGGGCGTCGTCCGGACAGCATACTCAAAGCCGGTCAGCATCGTTATCAGCGGGCATTTATCCAGCGATTAAATAATGGGCGCTGGCATGTTATGCAACGTCTTCCCCAGGCCAGATATGAGGAGGGCAATGACGACAAGGGCAGGAAAAAGCGTAATCGCCTTCCCATTCAGGTGGTGAAAATCCCGATGGCAGCCCCACTGAAACAGGCGTTTGATGAAAACGTTGACCGTATCCGTCGTGAACGCCTGCCCAAAGAACTGGCATACGCGCTGAAACAACAACTGAGGATTGCGATAAAACGATGAAACACACTGACATTCGTGCCGCAGTGCTGGATGCACTCGAGCAGCATGAACACGGGGCGACGCTGTTTGATGGTCGCCCCGTTGTTTTTGACGAAGAGGATTTTCCTGCGATCGCGGTTTATCTGACGGATGCAGAGTATACCGGTGAAGAGCTGGATGCAGATACCTGGCGGGCCACACTGCATATTGAGGTGTTTTTACCGGCACAGGTACCGGATTCAGAGCTTGATCAGTGGATGGAAAGCCGGATTTATCCGGCGATGACTGCGATCCCGGCACTGGCAGGACTGATTACCACGATGGTTACGCAGGGCTATGAGTATCGTCGTGATGACGATATGGCGTTATGGAGCTCTGCGGATCTGACTTATTCCATTACATACGAGATGTGAGGACGATATGGCAACACCAAATCCCCTGGAGCCAGTAAAAGGTGCCGGTACCACTCTGTGGGTTTACAACGGCAAGGGTGATGCTTATGCAAACCCGTTGTCAGACGCTGACTGGCAGCGACTGGCTAAGGTGAAGGATCTGACGCCGGGCGAGATGACGGCAGAATCCTACGATGATAACTACCTGGATGATGAAGACGCAGACTGGACCGCGACCGGGCAGGGGCAGAAATCTGCAGGTGATACCAGTTTTACGCTGGCCTGGAAACCGGGAGAGGAAGGCCAGAAAGGGCTTATAGGCTGGTTTGAAAGCGGCGATGTCCGGGCCTATAAAATCCGTTTTCCGAATGGCACGGTGGATGTGTTTCGTGGCTGGGTCAGCAGTATCGGTAAGGCCGTGACGGCGAAAGAAGTGATCACCCGCACGGTGAAAGTCACTAACGTGGGTAAACCTTCTGTAGCGGAAGAACGCAGCAAAATTACGCCGGTCAGTGCGATTAAGGTGACGCCGACATCCGGTACGGTGGCAAAAGGGAAAACAACCACCCTGACGGTTTCTTTTGAGCCGGAAAGTGCAACCGACAAGACGTTCAGAGCGGTTTCCGCCGATCCGTCGAAAGCCACCATTAGTGTGAAAGATATGACAATTACGGTAAACGGCGTGGCGACAGGTAAGGTGCAGATCCCTGTGGTGAGCGGAAATGGTCAGTTCGCCGCAGTGGCTGAAGTCACCGTTACTGAAGCGGGCGCTGCAGGGTAAACGGAGGTAATACATGTTTCTGAAAACAGAACAATTTGAATATAACGGTGTGTCTGTCACGCTTTCCGAATTGTCTGCGCTGCAGCGTATCGAGCATCTTGCCCTCCTGAAACGGCGTGCAGAACAGGCAGAATCCTGCGGCAACCTGCAGGTAAGCGTGGAAGATCTCGTCAGAACCGGCGCGTTTCTGGTGGCGATGTCCCTGTGGCATAACCATCCACAGAAAACGCAGTCACCGTCAATGAATGAGGCCGTGATGAAGATAGAGCAGGAAGTGCTCACCACCTGGCCTGCCGATGCCATTGCCCGGGCGGAAGACGTGGTGTTGTGCCTGTCCGGGATGATCGAAGCTGTTCGTCCGGATACTGATATTACTGAAGTGGCGAAAAATAACACGCTGACTGATGATGATTTTTCTGCGGGAAAGTCTTCGACGGCGAGCTGAACTTTGCCCTCAGACTGGCGCGTGAGATGGGGAGACCCGACTGGCGCGCCATGCTTGCCGGGATGACATCCACCGAATATGCCGACTGGCACCGTTTTTACCGCACGCATTATTTTCAGGATACCCAGCTGGATATGCATTTTTCCGGGCTGACGTACGCTGTACTCAGCCTGTTTTTTTGCGATCCGGATATGCATCCCTCTGATTTCAGTCTGCTTGTCCCCCGGCATGAGGAAGAGCAGGTGGAGAGGCCGGATGAGGACAAAATGCTGATGCAGAAAGCGGCAGGACTTGCCGGAGGCGTCCGGTTCGGTGGGGACGGAGGGCGCGATATTTTATCGTCTGCGGATGTGGCGGATGTCATGGTGGATGATGCCGCATTAATGATGGCTTCAGCGGGGATTCCGGGAGGTGTGAGATATGTCCCAGCCGGTTGGTGATCTTGTTATTGACCTGAGTCTGGATGCTGTCCGTTTCGATGAGCAGATGAGCCGGGTAAGGCGTCATTTTTCAGGTCTGGATACCGACGCCAGAAAAACCGCCAGTGCTGTTGAACAGGGCCTGAGCCGCCAGGCGCTGGCTGCACAAAAAGCCGGGATTTCCGTCGGGCAGTATAAAGCGGCCATGCGAACCCTGCCCGCACAGTTTACGGATATCGCCACGCAGCTTGCCGGTGGTCAGAATCCCTGGCTGATCCTGCTGCAACAGGGCGGTCAGGTGAAGGACTCCTTCGGCGGGATGATCCCCATGTTCAGGGGGCTCGCCGGTGCGATCACCCTGCCGATGGTCGGGGTCACCTCGCTGGCGGTGGCGACAGGTGCGCTGGTGTACGCCTGGTACCAGGGAGATTCCACGCTTTCAGCGTTTAATAAAACCCTGGTTCTTTCCGGTAATCAGTCCGGACTGACTGCCGATCGTATGCTGACTCTCTCAAGAGCCGGGCAGGCAGCAGGGCTGACGTTTAACCAGGCGAGAGAGTCACTGGCAGCCCTGGTGAATGCCGGTGTGCGTGGTGGTGAACAGTTTGATGCCATCAACCAGAGTGTGGCGCGTTTCTCCTCTGCATCCGGTGTGGAGGTGGATAAAGTCGCTGAAGCCTTCGGGAAGCTGACCACTGACCCGACGTCGGGACTAATGGCGATGGCGCGCCAGTTCCGTAACGTGACGGCAGAGCAGATTGCGTATGTTGCACAGCTGCAGCGTTCCGGAGACGAGGCCGGGGCATTGCAGGCGGCGAACGATATCGCCACGAAAGGCTTTGATGAGCAGACCCGTCGCCTGAAAGAAAACATGGGAACACTGGAGACCTGGGCGGATAAAACAGGGAAGGCATTCAAATCGATGTGGGATGCCATTCTGGATATCGGTCGTCCTGAATCCTCAGCGGATATGCTCGCCAGTGCGCAGAAGGCATTTGATGAGGCGGATAAAAAATGGCAGTGGTACCAGAGCCGGAGCCAGCGCCGGGGAAAGACCTCCTCTTTTCGTGCGAACCTTCAGGGGCATGGGATGACCGGGAAAATGCCCGTCTGGGTCTGGCAGCGGCCACGCTGCAGTCGGATATGGAAAAAGCCGGTGAACTGGCGGCAAGGGACCGGGCTGAGCGTGAGGCGTCACAGCTGAAGTATACCGGAGAGGCGCAGAAGGCGTATGAGCGCCTGCAGACGCCGCTGGATAAATATACCGCCCGGCAGGAAGAGCTGAATAAGGCCCTGAAAGACGGAAAAATCCTGCAGGCGGATTACAACACGCTGATGGCGTCGGCAAAAAAGGATTATGAATCGACGCTGAAAAAGCCGTCAGGTGTGAAGGTGTCTGCCGGTGAGCGCCAGGAAGACCGGGCGCATGCAGCCATGCTGGCGCTTGAAACCGAGCTCAGGACGCTGGAAAAACACAGCGGTGTGAATGAGAAAATCAGCCAGCAGCGCCGGGATTTATGGGAAGCGGAAAATCAGTATGTGGTCCTGAAAGAGGCCGCCACGAAACGGCAGTTATCTGAGCAGGAAAAATCCCTGCTGGCCCATGAGAAAGAAACGCTGGAGTACAAACGCCAGCTGGCTGAGCTGGGCGACAAGATTGAACACCAGAAACGGCTGAATGAGCTGGCACAGCAGGCGGCGCGGTTTGAACAGCAGCAGAGCGCGAAGCAGGCGGCAATCAGAGCAAAAGCCCGCGGCCTCACCGACCGTCAGGCGCAGCGGGAGTCGGAAGAGCAGCGCCTTCGTGAGGTGTACGGTGATAATCCGGCTGCGCTGGCGAAGGCCACATCGGCACTGAAGAACACCTGGTCTGCGGAGGAGCAGCTTCGTGGAAGCTGGATGTCCGGGATGAAGTCCGGCTGGGGCGAGTGGGCGGAAAGTGCGACGGACAGTTTTTCGCAGGTTAAAAACGCGGCCACGCAGACCTTTGATGGTATTGCACAGAATATGGCGGCGATGCTGACCGGCAGTGAACAGAACTGGCGTAGCTTCACCCGTTCCGTGCTGTCCATGATGACAGAAATTCTGCTTAAGCAGGCAATGGTGGGGATTGTCGGGAGTATCGGCAGCGCCATTGGCGGGGCTGTTGGTGGCGGCGCATCCGCGTCAGGCGGTACAGCCATTCAGGCTGCGGCGGCGAACTTCCATTTCGCGACCGGGGGATTTACGGGGACGGGGGGTAAATATGAACCTGCGGGGATTGTTCATCGCGGGGAGTTTGTCTTCACGAAGGAGGCGACCAGCCGGATTGGTGTCGGCAATCTGTACCGCCTGATGCGGGGCTATGCGGAAGGTGGTTATGTCGGCGGTGCCGGAAGTCCGGCGCAGATGCGGCGGGCGGAAGGCATTAATTTTAATCAGAACAATCACGTGGTGATTCAGAACGACGGCCCCAACGGGCGGGCAGGGCCGCAGCTGATGAAAGCGGTGTATGAGATGGCCCGCAAGGGGGCACAGGATGAACTCCGGCTGCAGTTGCGTGATGGCGGTATGTTATCAGGGAGCGGTGGATGAAAACCTTTCGCTGGAAAGTGAAGCCGGATATGGAGGTGAACTCGCAGCCATCGGTGCGTGAAGTGCGTTTTGGTGACGGGTACTCACAGCGTATGGCGGCAGGGCTGAATGCTGACCTGAAAACATACAGGGTGACGCTTTCCGTGACCCGGGAGGAGGCCCGGCATCTGGAAGCGTTCCTGGCAGAGCACGGTGGCTGGAAGGCATTTTTGTGGAAGCCACCCTATGCATACCGGCAGATAAAGGTGACCTGTGCCGGGTGGTCTGCGCGGGTCGGGATGTTGCGCGTTGAGTTCAGCGCGGAGTTTAAGCAGGTGGTGAACTGATGCAGGATATTCGCGAAGAAAGTCTGAACGAGTCGGTTAAGTCAGAGCAGTCACCGCGGGTGGTACTCTGGGAAATCGACCTGACGGTACAGGGTGGTGAGCGGTATTTTTTCTGTAATGAGCTGAATGAAAAAGGGGAGCCGGTCACCTGGCAGGGGCGTAAGTATGAGGCATACCCGATTGACGGCAGCGGCTTTGAGATGAACGGCCGGGGCAGCAGTGCCAGACCGTCGCTGACGGTGTCCAATCTGTTCGGTCTGGTCACCGGGATGGCGGAAGACCTGCAGAGTCTGGTGGGGGCCACGGTGGTCCGCCGCCGGGTGTATGCCCGTTTTCTGGATGCGGTGAATTTCGTTGCGGGCAATCCGGAGGCGGACCCGGAGCAGGAGCTGAGTGACCGCTGGGTGGTGGAGCAGATGTCGCAGCTGACAGCCATGACGGCCTCGTTTGTGCTGGCTACACCGACCGAGACGGACGGGGCGCTGTTTCCCGGTCGCATCATGCTGGCGAACACCTGTATGTGGGATTACCGGGGAGATGAATGCGGGTATAACGGTCCTGCGGTGGCGGATGAGTTCGACAACCCCACCACGGATATCCGTAAGGACAGATGCAGCAAGTGCATGCGCGGGTGTGAACTGCGCAGGAATGTCGGCAATTTTGGCGGTTTCCTTTCCATTAATAAACTTTCGCAGTAAATCCCGGTTTATGACACAGACTGAATCAGCGATTCTGGCGCATGCCCGGCGGTGTGCGCCTGCGGAGTCGTGTGGCTTCGTGATAAGCACGCCGGAGGGGGAGTGGTATATCCCTTGTGTGAATATTTCTGCAGAGCCGGAGGCGTATTTTCGTATCGCACCGGAAGACTGGCTGCGGGCAGAGATGCAGGGGGAGATTGTGGCACTGGTCCACAGTCATCCCGGTGGGCTGCCCTGGCTGAGCGAGGCTGACCGGCGGCTGCAGATAAAAAGCGCACTGCCCTGGTGGCTGGTCTGCCGGGGTGACATTCACAAATTCCGCTGTGTGCCACATCTGACAGGACGGCGCTTTGAGCACGGGGTGACGGACTGTTACACGCTGTTCCGGGATGCTTATCATCTGGCGGGGACTGAGATGCCGGATTTTCATCGCGAGGATGACTGGTGGCGCAACGGTCAGAACCTTTACCTGGACAATATGGCGGTCACCGGCTTTTACCGGGTGCCCCTGTCCTCTGCACAGGCGGGCGATATTCTGCTGTGCTGCTTTGGTGCTTCGGTACCGAACCATGCCGCCATTTACTGCGGCAACGGTGAGCTGCTTCACCATCTGCCTGAACAACTGAGTAAACGGGAGAGGTATTCCGAAAAATGGCAACGACGAACGCATTCTGTCTGGCGTCACCGCCACTGGCACGCATCTGCCTTCACGGGGATTTACAACGATTTGGCCGCCGCCTCAGCCTGTATGTGAACACGGCAGCGGAAGCCATCCGGGCGCTGTCGTTACAGGTGCCGGGCTTTCGCCGTCAGATGAACGAAGGCTGGTACCAGATACGTATTGCCGGTTATGACACGGCACCGGAGGCGGTGTACGCCCGTCTTCACGAACAGCTGGGTGAGGGAACGGTCATCCATATTGTGCCGCGACTGGCCGGGGCCGGAAAGGGTGGACTGCAGATTGTGCTGGGGGCGGCAGCCATCGTGGGCTCTTTCTTCACTGCCGGGGCATCAATGGCGTTATGGGGTTCAGCCCTGGCAGCCGGTGGTTTTTCTGCCACCACGATGCTGTTTTCACTTGGAGCCAGCATGATTCTGGGCGGTGTGGCCCAGATGCTGGCCCCGAAGGCAAAAACACCGGATTACCGCGCAACGGATAACGGCAGACAGAACACGTACTTTTCCTCGCTGGATAACATGATTGCCCAGGGGAACCCGATGCCGGTGCCTTACGGGGAAATGCTGGTTGGCTCCCGCCGTATATCCCAGGACATCAGCACCCGTGATGAAGGCGGGGGCGGAACGGTCGTGGTTATCGGGCGACAGGGATAAAACATAAAAAAATCCCGCAGTGATCGCGGAGCTGCGGGGACAGACAAATGAAGATCAATGTTAAGGAGTTGTTTTTGTTACTCGGGCAAAAAAACACTAACGCAGCGAAATTATAAGCGCCACAGTCAGTGTGTGAAAATGTGAAGATATTCAGAATTTTTATGCCATTACCGGTTTTAACCAACAGGATTATCGGTGGGCATGAAAGAAAACCCCGGTATCTGCTGATACCGGGGTTTCTCTTTAGCATGGCAGAAATGTGTTTCATGCTTTTCGGGCGAAGGATATCCGACTTCTGTACGGAATGGCAAGTGGCGGTTAATTTATTCAGGGGAAGGCTGTATGGGAAAAGGTGGCGGTAAGGCACACACGCCTCGTGAGGCGAAGGATAATCTCAAATCCACGCAGATGATGAGTGTGATTGATGCGATTGGTGAGGGACCGATAGAAGGTCCGGTGAAGGGACTGCAGAGTATTCTGGTGAACAAAACCCCACTGACGGACACGGACGGCAATCCCGTGATACACGGTGTGACGGCGGTCTGGCGCGCCGGGGAGCAGGAGCAGACACCACCGGAAGGCTTTGAGTCCTCCGGAGCTGAAACCGGACTGGGCGTGGAAGTGACGAAGGCAAAACCGGTGACGCGCACCATTACGTCCGCGAACATTGACCGCCTGCGGGTTACCTTCGGGGTGCAGTCACTGGTGCAGACCACGTCAAAGGGCGACCGTAATCCTTCCTCTGTCCGGATTCTGATTCAGTTACAGCGTAATGGCCGCTGGGTGACGGAAAAGGACGTCACCATTAACGGCAAGACCACCTCACAGTTCCTGGCCTCGGTGATTCTGGATAATCTGCCTCCCCGGCCCTTTAACATCCGGATGGTCAGGGAGACGGCGGACAGCACCACGGACCAGCTGCAGAATAAGACGCTGTGGTCGTCATACACCGAAATCATCGATGTGAAACAGTGCTACCCGAACACGGCCATTGTGGGGCTGCAGGTGGATGCGGAGCAGTTCGGCGGCCAGCAGATGACGGTGAACTACCATATCCGCGGTCGCATCATCCAGGTGCCGTCAAACTATGACCCGGAAAAACGCACGTACAGTGGTATCTGGGACGGCAGTCTGAAACCGGCATACAGCAACAACCCGGCCTGGTGCCTGTGGGACATGCTGACTCACCCGCGCTACGGCATGGGAAAACGTCTGGGGGCGGCGGATGTGGACAAGTGGGCGCTGTATGCCATCGGGCAGTACTGCGACCAGACGGTCCCGGATGGTTTCGGGGGGACAGAGCCGCGGATGACCTTTAATGCGTACCTGGCACAACAGCGTAAGGCGTGGGACGTTCTCAGTGATTTCTGCTCTGCGATGCGCTGTATGCCGGTATGGAACGGTCAGACGCTGACGTTCGTTCAGGACCGCCCGTCGGATGTGGTGTGGCCGTACACCAACAGCGATGTGGTGGTGGATGATAACGGCGTGGGATTCCGCTACAGCTTCAGTGCCCTGAAGGACCGGCACACGGCGGTGGAGGTGAATTACACCGACCCGCAGAACGGCTGGCAGACCTCCACGGAACTGGTGGAAGACCCGGAAGCCATACTGCGCTACGGACGCAACCTGCTGAAGATGGACGCGTTCGGCTGTACCAGCCGCGGTCAGGCCCACCGTGCCGGACTGTGGGTGATAAAGACTGAACTGCTGGAAACGCAGACGGTGGATTTCACGCTCGGGTCTCAGGGGCTGCGGCACACACCCGGTGACATCATTGAAATCTGTGATAACGACTATGCCGGGACTCTGACCGGCGGACGTGTCCTGTCCATTGATGCTGCCACCCGCACCCTGACGCTGGACCGTGAAGTGACACTTCCGGAGACCGGTGCCGCCACGGTGAACCTGATTAACGGCAGCGGTAAGCCGGTGAGTGTGGACATCACCGAACACCCCGCGCCGGACCGGATACAGGTCAGTACCCTGCCTGATGGTGTGGAGACATACGGGGTGTGGGGACTCTCCCTGCCGTCACTGCGCCGTCGCCTGTTCCGCTGTGTCTCCATCCGGGAAAACACGGACGGCACCTTTGCCATCACGGCGGTGCAGCACGTACCGGAAAAAGAAGCCATCGTGGATAACGGTGCCCGCTTTGAGCCGCAGTCAGGTTCCCTGAACAGCGTCATCCCACCGGCAGTGCAGCACCTGACGGTGGAGGTGAGCGCAGCTGACGGCCAGTATCTGGCGCAGGCGAAATGGGACACGCCGCGGGTGGTGAAGGGTGTGCGCTTCAGTCTGCGCCTGACCAGTGGTAAGGGAACGGATGCCAGACTGGTGACCACCGCCATCACCGCAGACACGGAGCACCGTTTCAGCGGCCTGCCGCTCGGGGAATACACCCTGACGGTGCGGGCGATAAACAGCTATGGCCAGCAGGGTGAACCTGCCACCACCACCTTCCGGATTGCCGCACCGGCAGCACCGTCGCGGATTGAGCTGACGCCGGGCTATTTTCAGATAACCGCCACGCCGCATCTTGCCGTTTATGACCCGACGGTACAGTTTGAGTTCTGGTTCTCGGAAAAGCGGATTGCGGATATCAGGCAGGTTGAAACCGCAGCCCGCTATCTTGGCTCGGCGCTGTACTGGATAGCTGCCAGTATCAATATCAAACCGGGCCATGATTATTATTTTTATATCCGCAGTGTGAATACTGTTGGCAAATCGGCATTTGTGGAGGCTGTTGGCCAGCCGAGTGATGATGCATCCGGCTATCTGGATTTTTTCAAAGGAGAGATAGGGAAAACCCATCTGGCTCAGGAGTTGTGGACACAGATTGATAACGGTCAGCTTGCGCCTGATCTGGCTGAAATCAGGACGTCCATTACGAATGTCAGCAATGAAATCACGCAGACCGTCAATAAAAAACTGGAAAATCAGAGCGCGGCAATCCAGCAGATACAGAAAGTTCAGGTTGATACAAATAATAACCTGAACAGCATGTGGGCCGTGAAACTGCAGCAGATGAAGGACGGACGCCTTTATATTGCGGGTATCGGAGCCGGTATTGAGAATACGCCAGCAGGTATGCAGAGTCAGGTGCTTCTGGCTGCTGACCGGATTGCGATGATTAATCCTGCGAATGGCAACACAAAGCCGATGTTTGTTGGTCAGGGCGATCAGATATTCATGAACGAAGTGTTCCTGAAATACCTGACGGCTCCCACCATTACCAGCGGCGGTAATCCTCCGGCATTTTCCCTGACACCGGACGGGCGGCTGACGGCGAAAAATGCCGATATCAGCGGTAACGTGAATGCGAACTCCGGGACGCTCAACAACGTCACGATTAACGAAAACTGTCGGGTTCTGGGAAAACTGTCCGCCAACCAGATTGAAGGCGATCTCGTTAAAACAGTGGGCAAAGCTTTCCCCCGGGACTCCCGTGCACCGGAGCGGTGGCCATCAGGGACCATTACCGTCAGGGTTTATGACGATCAGCCGTTTGACCGGCAGATTGTTATTCCGGCGGTGGCATTCAGCGGCGCTAAACATGAGAAAGAGCATACTGATATTTACTCCTCATGCCGTCTGATAGTGCGGAAAAACGGTGCTGAAATTTATAACCGTACCGCGCTGGATAATACGCTGATTTACAGTGGTGTTATTGATATGCCTGCCGGTCACGGTCACATGACACTGGAGTTTTCGGTGTCAGCATGGCTGGTGAATAACTGGTATCCCACAGCAAGTATCAGCGATTTGCTGGTTGTGGTGATGAAGAAAGCCACCGCAGGCATCAGTATCAGCTGAATTTTATAACCCATATACGGGCGCCAGAAATGGCGCCTTTTTTATTGCAGAAAAGCGAGAGGTAATTATGCGTAAAGTTTGTGCAGCCATTTTGTCCGCAGCCATCTGTCTGTCCGTATCCGGTGCGCCTGCATGGGCGTCTGAACATCAGTCCACACTGAGCGCGGGGTATCTTCATGCCCGTACGAACGCTCCCGGCAGCGATAATCTGAACGGGATTAACGTGAAATACCGTTATGAGTTTACGGACGCGCTGGGGCTGATTACGTCCTTCAGTTATGCCAATGCTGAGGATGAGCAAAAAACGCACTACAGCGATACCCGCTGGCATGAAGATTCCGTGCGTAACCGCTGGTTCAGCGTGATGGCGGGGCCGTCTGTACGCGTGAATGAATGGTTCAGCGCGTATGCGATGGCGGGTGTGGCTTACAGCCGTGTGTCGACTTTCTCCGGGGATTATCTCCGCGTAACTGACAACAAGGGGAAAAAGCACGATGTGCTGACCGGAAGTGATGACGGTCGCCACAGCAACACGTCTCTGGCGTGGGGAGCTGGCGTGCAGTTTAACCCGACCGAATCCGTGGCCATTGATGTCGCTTATGAAGGCTCCGGCAGTGGTGACTGGCGCACTGACGGATTCATCGTGGGTGTTGGTTATAAATTCTGATTAGCCAGGTAACACAGTGTTATGACAGCCCGCCGGTTCAGGCGGGCTTTTTTGTGGGGTGAATATGGCAGTAAAGATTTCAGGTGTACTGAAAGACGGCACAGGAAAACCGGTACAGAACTGCACAATCCAGCTGAAAGCAAAACGTAACAGTACCACGGTGGTGGTGAACACGCTGGCATCTGAAAATCCGGATGAAGCCGGGCGTTACAGTATGGACGTTGAGTACGGTCAGTACAGCGTTATTCTGTTGGTGGAAGGATTCCCACCGTCACATGCCGGGACCATCACAGTGTATGAAGATTCCCGACCCGGTACGCTGAATGATTTTCTCGGTGCCATGACGGAGGATGATGCCCGTCCGGAGGCACTGCGCCGTTTTGAGCTGATGGTGGAAGAGGTGGCGCGTAACGCGTCCGTGGTGGCACAGAACACGGCAGCCGCGAAGAAGTCAGCCAGTGATGCCAGCACATCAGCCCGTGAGGCGGCAACCCATGCGACTGATGCTGCAGGCTCAGCACGCGCAGCCAGCACGTCAGCCGGACAGGCCGCGTCGTCGGCTCAGTCAGCGACTTCCAGCGCAGGAACGGCATCAACAAAGGCCACTGAAGCATCAAAAAGTGCTGCCGCTGCAGAGTCCTCAAAAAGCGCGGCAGCTACCAGTGCCAGTGCCGCGAAAACGTCAGAAACGAATGCTGCAGCGTCACAACAATCAGCAGCCACTTCTGCATCCACCGCGACTACGAAAGCGTCAGAAGCTGCCACCTCAGCCCGGGATGCGGCGGCTTCAAAAGAGGCGGCAAAATCATCAGAAACGAACGCATCCTCGAGCGCCAGTAGCGCAGCTTCCTCGGCAACAGCGGCAGGAAATTCCGCGAAGGCGGCAAAAACGTCAGAGACGAACGCCAGGTCTTCTGAAACGGCAGCGGGACAGAGCGCCTCGGCTGCGGCAGGCTCAAAAACAGCGGCTGCGTCGTCTGCCAGTGCAGCGTCAACAAGTGCCGGGCAGGCCTCAGCCAGTGCCACCGCCGCCGGAAAATCGGCAGAAAGCGCCGCATCGTCTGCTTCAACAGCCACAACGAAGGCTGGCGAAGCCACTGAACAGGCCAGCGCAGCAGCGAGGTCTGCTTCCGCAGCGAAGACATCCGAAACGAACGCGAAAGCGTCGGAAACCAGCGCAGAATCCTCAAAAACGGCTGCCGCATCGTCAGCCAGTTCGGCGTCGTCATCGGCATCATCTGCGTCTGCTTCAAAAGATGAGGCGACCAGACAGGCGTCAGCAGCGAAGGGTAGCGCCACGACGGCATCCACGAAGGCGACAGAGGCAGCTGGCAGTGCGACGGCGGCAGCTCAGAGCAAAAGTACGGCGGAATCTGCAGCAACGCGCGCTGAGACAGCGGCAAAACGGGCAGAGGATATTGCATCCGCCGTGGCGCTTGAGGATGCGAGCACGACGAAAAAGGGGATAGTACAGCTCAGCAGTGCGACCAACAGTACGTCTGAAACGCTGGCGGCAACGCCAAAAGCCGTTAAGGCCGCGTATGACCTGGCTAACGGGAAATACACCGCACAGGATGCAACGACAGCACAGAAAGGGATAATCCAGCTAAGCAGCGCGACCAACAGCACGTCTGAAACGCTGGCGGCAACGCCAAAGGCAGTAAAAGCAGCCAATGACAATGCTGAGAAACGTCTGCAGAAAGATCAGAACGGTGCGGATATCCCTGGCAAAGACACCTTTACGAAAAATATTGGTGCCTGCCGTGCCTTCGGTGGGTCAGTAAGCACAACAACAGGAAACTGGACGACTGCACAGTTTATCGAGTGGCTGGATTCTCAGGGAGCATTTAACCATCCATACTGGATGTGCAAGGGTTCCTGGTCTTATGGCAATAATAAAATCATTACTGATACTGGCTGCGGTAATATTCATCTCGCCGGAGCTGTCATTGAAGTAATGGGGATAAAGTCAGCGATGACGATCCGCATTACCACACCGACCACCTCCACTGGTGGTGGAACAACTAACGCCCAGTTTACCTATATTAATCACGGAACAGATTATTCACCTGGCTGGCGAAGGGACTATAACTCCAGAAATAAGCCAACGGCATCAGAGATCGGGGCGTTACCGTCAGGTGGAACAGCAGTATCATCAGTTAATCTGTCTTCAAAAGGTCGGGTAACCGCGCTGACAGACAATACACAGGGGGCAACAGGTCTTGAGTTATACGAGGTGTATAACAACGGATATCCAACAGCGTATGGAAATATCATTCACCTGAAAGGGATGACAGCCGTTGGCGAAGGTGAGTTACTCATCGGCTGGAGTGGTACAAGCGGTGCTCATGCTCCGGCATTTATTCGTTCACGACGGGATACGACCGACGCAAACTGGTCGCCGTGGGCGCAGCTTTACACCTCGGCTCATCCTCCTGCAGAGTTTTATCCAGTCGGTGCACCAATCCCGTGGCCATCAGATACCGTTCCGTCTGGTTATGCCCTGATGCAGGGGCAGACTTTTGACAAATCTACTTACCCGAAACTTGCAGTTGCTTATCCGTCAGGCGTGATCCCTGATATGCGTGGCTGGACGATTAAGGGCAAGCCCGCCAGTGGTCGTGCCGTATTGTCTCAGGAACAGGACGGCATTAAATCGCACACCCACAGCGCCAGCGCATCCAGTACGGATTTGGGGACGAAAACCACATCGTCGTTTGATTACGGCACTAAATCCACGAATAACACTGGTGCGCATACCCATAGTGTTAGCGGTACGGCTGCTTCAGCCGGTGCACATACCCATTCGATGACATTTGTTTCAGGTGGTTCCAGTGGTGCTCCGGGAAGTGGATCACCTGATTATTCTAAATACAGTGTTAACACTTCTTCTGCAGGCGCTCATACGCACTCTGTATCGGGTACTGCTGCAAGCGCAGGTGCACACGCACATACTGTCGGTATTGGTGCTCATACGCACTCCGTTGCGATTGGTTCACATGGACATACCATCACCGTTAACGCTGCTGGTAACGCGGAAAACACCGTCAAAAACATCGCATTTAACTATATTGTGAGGCTTGCATAATGGCATTCAGAATGAGTGAACAACCACGGACCATAAAAATTTATAATCTGCTGGCCGGAACTAATGAATTTATTGGTGAAGGTGACGCATATATTCCGCCTCATACAGGTCTGCCAGCAAACAGTACCGATATTGCACCGCCAGATATTCCGGCAGGCTTCGTGGCTGTTTTCAACAGTGATGAGGCATCGTGGCATCTCGTTGAAGATCATCGGGGTAAAACGGTTTATGACGTGGCTTCCGGCGACGCGTTATTTATTTCTGAACTCGGTCCGTTACCGGAAAATGCCACTTGGTTATCCCCGGAAGGGGAGTTTCAGAAGTGGAACGGCACAGCCTGGGTGAAAGATGCAGAAGCAGAAAAACTGTTCCGGATCCGGGAGGCGGAAGAAACAAAAAACAGCCTGATGCAGGTAGCCAGTGAGCATATTGCGCCACTTCAGGATGCTGTAGATCTGGAAATCGCAACGGAGGAAGAAACCTCATTGCTGGAAGCCTGGAAAAAGTATCGGGTGTTGCTGAACCGTGTTGATACAACAGTAGCAGCGGATATTGAGTGGCCAGTCGCCCCACAATAAAAAGAAAAAGCCATCGATAGAAATATCGATGGCTTTATGTGCTCTATTTATACAATACAACACCGCTCTTTTTAGTTATATATGTGCAGTTTGATGGTATATCTTTATTTATAAAAGACATTGCGCCTATTTTTACATTATCCCCGATTTTACGTGATAATCCAATGATGCAACAATTAGCTCCGATATCAACGTTACTACCAATTTTTACTCTTGAACCAGGTATGTCACCATCTATCTGTCCAATCGTAGTATTCTGTCGTAACACCAAATTTTCACCAGCATCAACAGCAAAATGAACAACAATTCCAACGTGATGAGGAATTGTTAGCCCTTTTCCAATTTTTGCTCCCAGTCCAATCTCGCAACCAAATTTGTTAATTATTTTATTGTTTAACTTTTTAGCAGCTTTCTTATGTAATTTATTACCATTAATATACATTTCGTTAGCCAGCCGCCACCAGAAAAGGAAATTCCTGTTACGCTGTTTTTTTTCTCTGAAAAGCCTCCAGATATCCATATACTCCCGCCGTATTACTTCAGATTTCCAAAAGCTTTTTAAATCAGAAGAATTCCCAAGTAAAACAAAATGAATTGCTATTAAGTAAGATAACAC